TGGTACTTCTACTGACGCTATCTTTAATTTCACTTTGCCAAAAGGTGACAAAGGTGATAAGGGTGATAAAGGTGCTGATGGACAAAACGGAAGTTCGTTCAGTATCAGAGCAAGGTTCAGTACAGAAGAAGAACTTATTGCCGCTTATCCTCACGGACCAGAGAATACTGGCGATGCTTATTTCGTAGGAACTACAGCAAACCCAGATTTGTACATCTGGCTCATTGATGAAAATGAGTGGCATAACAGTGGACCGATTGCAGGTGTAAAAGGTGATAAGGGAGATACTGGTAATGACGGTTTCTCTCCAGTTGCATCTGTATCAAAGTCTGGCGGTGTTGCAACAATTTCTATCCGAGATAAGACAGGACAGACAACTGCAACTGTAAGTGACGGAACAAACGGAACTAACGGTAAATCTGCATATCAGGTAGCCGTTGATGAAGGATTCGTTGGAACTGAAGCCGAGTGGCTTGCAAGTCTTGTCGGAGCAAAGGGCGATGACGGTGCTGACGGTACAAACGGAAGCGACGGTGTTTCTCCTATTGCTAACGTAACAAAGGCTGGAAACGTTTACACGATTCACATTCAGGATGCTATCGGTACAACTGAAGAAACTATTGATATGAGTTCTTACGCAACTGCAAGTGACTTGTCTACAGTTCAAAGTAAGATTCCTACAAGTGCTTCTTCTTCAAATAAACTTGCAACTGCAAGTGATATATCTTCCGTTGCTTCCGATGTTTCTGATATTCAAAGTGTCATTCCAAGTGGAGTAACAACTTCAAATAAATTAGCTTCTGCTTCGGATATTTCTGGCATTACAGAAAAGATTCCGTCTGGTGCTTCGTCATCAAACAAGCTGGCAACCGCAAGTGATATTACAGGTATTACTGAAAAAATTCCAAGTAATGCAAGTTCAAGCAACAAACTTGTAACGGCTAGTGATAATAACTTCAAATATCAAGTTCTTGAAACTGATTCTGATTTGAATAACGTTAAGGCAAGCGGTGTATATTCAATCTACATTTCCGATGCTACTTCTCAAGCAACAAATCACGCACCAACTTATGGTTGGCTTCAACTTAGTGTTGTTCAGATGAATAACTCTCAAACATTCTGTAACCAAATATTATACAGTGCAGATAGTAAGATGTTTATACGAGAATGTGGTAACAGCACTTGGTCTGATTGGAAACCTATCGCCCAGATAAACTCGATTAGTGTTCCTGTTGCGAGTGGAACTACACTATCTAACATTTATGATGCTTTGCAGTATCAACTCATACATACAGATTGGACATTCTTAACATCTTCAGATTGGAATACCTCAAACGGTGGTTATGAACTGCAAGGATATTATTGGGGTGAATATACTGCAACACACACTACTAGTAATAATGTTATGGTAATGGGTACTATAGCTTGGGGTGCAAAGCCACATACTTTCTCCGCATATCACGATTCTAGCGTACCTGCTTGGAAAATAGAGATTGATGGTGAAGAGATGATATATAGTGCCAACAATATTATCATTACTAGAGATGTAGATGCAGGAAGAAGGGTATATGTAAGGAATACAGGAGATACGAATATTAGTGCGTTGTATAATGCTCTTTTAGCCTGTGATTTGATAAATAGACCATCAAGAGGCATATTCAACTGGACTATTCAACAAACTCATACTTATAGTGCTGGTACTCCTTATAATGCAAATCATTGGACTGCTACAATGTCAGCAGGTGACGTTGCTAACTTTCAAAATCCTGGAATGTCTAGTATAAATACTGCTACTGGTGAGTGGTTTATATTCTGGAGTGATGGTAACGCTTATTATTCTTGCAATATGTGGGGCGAATCTAATCCGACGTGTACTTATATTTCATTGGAGTACATTGTCTAAAATAACTTTATTAAAAAGGGCTGTCAGAAATGGCAGTCCTTTTTTTAAATAGGTGATATATGAAAAAGATATTTGCAATTATATTTATCATCGTTCTCTGTCAGATTCTGTGTTCATATTCTTACGCAAAAAGGTGTAAGAAGTGCGTAGAGTCTGCAAAGAACGATAAGTCTTGTTATCCAGATATTGGAATAGCCTGCCGTGACTTTGGAACTCCTATAGTTCACAAAGGCGGTAAGGCTTATGCAACTTACAAGTGCTGCTACGGTCACGTTTATCTGGTTGATCTGGAAGACTAATTATCGAATCCGACTTGATTTACTCTTACTATAGTATTAGGTACTGAGCGTTTCTTAGCTGCGTACATCTTCTCTTTACTGATACCATTGATTGTATCAGTATCTCCGTATGAGTTCAGATTGATAGGAGCATTATCCTTAAACCATTGTCTTGGTTTAGGCAGTTTTATTTTAAGGTAACTTGAGCACCAGTCTTCGTAAACCTTAGCGTCAAAAGACTTCAAGTATTTCTTATACACTTCACAATATGGGTGAGGAATAAGATGATTAGGTGATGTTTTACCGATACAGTATTTACAGGTATTGCAGCACTTGATGTCCGGGTTCTTTTTATACTCCTCAAGAAACTTATGAGTGCCGGTTATTTCATAAACGTCTGAATATTCTTCCTTAAAGTTCTCTTTAAGATAAATCAACTCTAAAGGATTAGCATCAAGTTCTTTATAGATTTCTTCACACTCTGCAAGAGTAAAGTGAGTGCTGCAAGGTAACTTACCGTCATAAAACTTAGCCTTTACAGAAGACATACGTTCTGACACCTTCACGATAGCGTCGTGTACTACAAGATTATTTTCGTGAAGGGTCTTCATAATGTCAGTCTGTGTCACTCAATTGTCTCCCAAGTAAGAGTTACAGTTTCGTCAGAATTCTGTTTTTCAACTCTGATTCCGAGAGTATTATTTACTGTATCTACATCAACATATACACCCTGTGAACAATCAGCTACAAGTCCTTCAAGAAGTTCTGATGTAAGTTCAAGACCTTCTTTGCTTTCTGTAGCAGATTTTATAGTCCAGTCTTCGGCCCAAGAGCCAGTAACAGGGAAGTGATAGTCTTCAATCTTAAACGGAAGCGGCAGGAAGATTTTTACAGAACCTGTCTTTACAGAAAGGTTTATCTGATTTTCAGTAGGCTTTACAATGTCGAGAGTGATTTCATTTGAGAATACAGAAGCAGTCTTCTTACCACCGTCACCGTTCTGTTTGATGTTCTGAATGAGTTCGCAAGTATATGCTGCAACTTCTTCTTTTGAAGTATCTACTGTAATAGTAGGCTTAGTTTCCTTAAACAGTTTGCGGCCATTCTTATACCACAGATAAGAGTAGTGGATATCCTGGTCATTGACGTGTTCTGGCACTACGATAACAGTTTCTGTTACTTCGATAATCTGAGTAATCGGGTCGTTGTTACCGTCATAAAGAGGATTACCTTTATCGTCAGTTACTGGCACTTCTTTTTCAACAGTTACTTCTTTTGTTACGGCAGGAATGTTTGCCGGAGTAACTGTGGCTTCAAGTACGATTTCTGTGCCAGTCTTAATCTTTTCTGGAATAGGTTCTGTTGAGGCAATTTCAATTGAAGAAGGAATAATATCTTCTGCGTCCTGTGTCTTGAAGTATTCACACGTTCCACGGAAGTTCTGCACGATACAAGGCTTATAAATAAGAGAATCGTTTGAGTGGTCTACCTTTGATACGGTAGTATTTGAACAGAGCCAGAACTTATGCTTAAAGACATCTACGCCCCATTCACAAAGGTTAGGCATAGTAAGAGTCTTGTCAAAAAAATCTTTAATGCTTATTGGCTTATAACAATATATACAGTTATCGCAGATTCGTTCCATATCAATTACCTCTGCGATAACTATAGTCGAGAAAGATTTTTAGATTAAATTAAAATATGTCTCCTTCGTAAGGTGCATCTTCATCAACAAGTCCGGCAGCCTTAAGTGCTTGGACCGCAAGAGGTTCAGTTGTCTCAGCAACTGGTTTCATATCATTGAAAGAAGGTTCTTCTTTCTGCTCTTCTTCAACAGCATTAAACTCCTCTGTCATTGTAAACGGATAAAGTTCGTGAGCCATATCGTAAGCAGCTTTTACACGAGGAATTAAGTGAGGATAGATTGAAAGCAGTTCTTTCCAACCTTTGCGATGCTGGATTTCAAGGTGTTCATAATGAGTAAGACGTAAGAAATTCCAAACACAATCTCGATACTCTGGGTGTGCGGATTTTGTTATAATATGAGCGATTTCCAAAGTTCCGTCATTTACGCCACTTGCCATTGAAACGTTATTGCGTTCACACCATTCATCAACAGAAAGGTAATTTCCTTCTGAATCATAATCACAAGGATTTCCTACACCAGTAGAAGTTTCTCGCTTAAATTCTGTAAACAGTTCTCGAACTGATACCTGCTGCTTGTCTGTAAGGTCACAGTTTTCAATAATTAAATTGAATATAGCGTTGATAAACTGTGCAGCTTCCATTTTAGACATTCGTGATAAGTGAATAGGACGCTCTTTTTCCGGGTGAAGAAGGTCTGGTTCTTTTGGAGCAAAGTCATCGAGTAAAGATTCATACATACGGTTACGTTCTGTTTCTGTAGGTACTCTGTCATAGTTGATTTGATAGATAAGAGTACATAAGGCCCAGACTGTTTTTACCTGATCATACGACTTATTATTTTTTGCAAAGTTTGCAGTAACTGTAGCATAACGATTGCCGAGCGTTTCACAGAAGGAATTAAGAAGCTGTTTATCTTTTTCCGTTGCTGGTAGTAAAAGACATCCGTTCTGGAACTGTCTTGCTTTTGCTTTGAATATTACGTTTGGCATATAAACCTCAAAAAAAAAATGACCCAGTGACAAGCTTATGACGCTAGGTATCACTGGGCCGATATGGAGCACCTAGCACTTTTATATTAGTACAAGGTGCTTTAAGATAGTTTTTTAATATCTACAATCCAATTTGTTACATCTGAATATTCTGTGGAATAATGTCCTTCAGCTCTTGAGAGTGGGTAACGATACATGTTAGTCGGCTTCCGGCCTGTTCATTTACAGACTTAATCATATTGACGTATTCAAGACGTTTCTCACTATCAAGTTCTCCGTCAGATTCATCAATAAATCTTACCTTAAACGAGAAGCCAGTTCTCTGCATACGGATAATTGAGAATGCAAAGTAAAGTGACTGAATAACCCATATCTTTTCACCGGCAGATAGTAATTCGATTGGAGTAGTGTAGCCACTCTCTGTATTTGTTACATCAATACAGAAGTCATCAACAAGTTTTTCTTTTCCTTGTCTTACTGTTGAGAAAGCAACCTGAAACTTGTCTCCGTAAGAAGAAGTAAGGATAGAGTTGGTGAGTGTAGCAATCTCCGGAATAGCAGCTTCAAGTTCAAGGGCCTGAATACCGCTGTTTGCATAGGCTTTTTCAAGAATTGAGTAGTCAGAGTAGTCTTTAGTCAGAGAAACTATTTTCTCACATTTTTCTTTTAATAATTCAAAAGCTTCTTCAGTCTGTTTTATAACTGATTCTGTGGTTGCTTTGTCTACTGAAAGTCTTAATCTGTCTTCCTCAAGTTCTTTACGCTTTGCTTCAAGGTTTTCTATCTGAGTTTTATAATCTACGAGGTTCAAATCTTTAATTGAGAGCAGGAAGTCTTCAGTTACTTTAAGCTGTTTCTCTATCTTCTCAATATCACCTTCAAGATTTGACACCCCAACGTAGTTCATATACTCAGCATACTCTTCGTGAATATCAAGATACGCCTGTGTAGTCTGATAAGAAGCATCAAGTTCGTTGTACTCTGATTCAAGTTCTTTCTTCTTCTTTTCAGCAGAGGTCAACTGAGTTTTGAGTTTGTTGAACTTATCTTTTGCTTCTTTTACGATACCTTTCTGAACGTTCTTCCATTCAACAAGAGATTTGATTTCGTTGTCGATATGTTCCTGGGCTTTAAGTAAATCAGCCTTACGCTTTGCTGAAAGTTTCGCACCACAGGTAGGACATACATCGCCAATGTCAAAAGCGTTTTCTTTTGCAGCCTCAATACGCTGGTCCGCAGATGCAAGTTTTCGTTCTTCTGCGTCAAATACTTCTTTAGCGTCATTGGCCTGCTTTGTAAGTTCGAGAACTTCATCGGCTTTCTCACGGATTTTGTCAGATAATGTTTTAATCTTGTTCTGCATAGGAAGAGAGTTCTGATAAGTTTCCTTGTACTCGGCAATCTTGTCTTTATTTGCCTTGTAGAAGTCATTCTTAATCTTGTGGTCCTTCAGAGTTTTCAGGTGATCTGTAAGTTCGATAAATCTGTTTTCGCTATCTGCCTTTGCTTGCAGCAGATTACCAGACTGTCCGCATTGCTTATTGAACTCTTCCTGTCTGTTTTTAGTTTCAGTAAGTTTTTTTTCTGTATCAACAATGGCAGTTTCAATTTCTTCAAGTTCAACCTTAATGCGTTCAAGATTTGCTTGTTGACGTTTAATCTGCTCTTCGGCTTCCTTCTTTTCATCTTCAGCACCAGAATAAAGTTCCATATCTTTCTCAATATCTTTCATTCTGTTTTTTGCTATATCGTGCATTGCAGAAAGATTGTCTGTTCCGTACAGTTGAGACAGAAGCTCGATACGTTCACCTTTTGTTGCGGAAGCGATGTCTGAAATGCCTTTTACCTTACCACGAGTAAAGAATGCTGTGCGGAGATATACTGCAAGAGAACCAAAAGTTTCTTCAACGTAGGTCTTGTAAGTATCAAGGTTTCCGTCACAGTCTTTTACTGTCTGCCAGGTCTCACCGTTATCATCAGATGTTTCTGCGTAATACTTTACTAGGCCAGTATCAACGTGTGCCGCAAGGAATGTAGATAGTTTGTAGAGTTTGCCGGTTTCGTCTTTGTATACGATAATGCGGTGGGAGTCTTTAAGGTAGAAGTGTGAACGCAAAGCACCGCCACGAGTAAGTAACTGAGGATAAGGTGATGCGAATTCAAGAAGAGTAGATTTACCAGAGCCGTTTGCACCGATAACTGCAAGAATACCGTCTTCATATTTTGAGAAGTCGATATTGATTTCGTCCGTACTTCTGATACCTTTTGCACCTCGTAATGAAAGTGACATAAGTTCGAATGAGTGAGAAGGGAAGTTGTACTTGATGAGAAGATCATCCTGGATAGACTCAGACTTATTGATAATATCATCTGTAAGTTTAATCTGATTAAGTTCGGCCCATATCTTCAACTTCTCAGTGTTAGATGTAACCTTTGCAATTTCGGAAGAACGAACAACTGATATATTCTCTGTCTTTACGACAATCTTGAGGTTATCAGCCTTTGTAAGTTCTTTAAGCCTGTTTGTTTCATCAGCAACCTTAAACATCTTACGTTCTTCTGGAAGAAGTGAAAGATTAATCTTTACGTTCAATCCTTCAAAGTTCAAAGTAGACATCGCTTTGAACGTAGTCATATTACAGTCTACAACACGGTTCTGACTGAACGGCAAAAATCTCTTCTTAATATCAACTTTACCGTTATCAATCGTTACGATGTTGTAAGAAGGTTTGTGAAGCTCGCCGAAGTTTACAGGAATAGGGGAGCCACAGTAATTGAATTTACCGACTTCCTGCGGCATGTGGATATGGCCACAAAGAACTGCCATTGCATCTTTCACCATAGTGCCGTTTAATCGAGCGTCAGATGTAGCGTCTACACCGTTCTGATATTTTGCACCGGTAACTTCTCCGTGCCACATAACAAGAAGCGGATTATCGTGTGGTAAAGCAAGAGCGTCTTTAAGATACTTGGTTACGTTTTCTTTGGTTTCCTCTGCATTGCTGCCGAGAAGTAAGGATTTACGAGGTTCCGGAATACCGAGAACATCAATCTTCTCTGTAGGTTTCATATCCCGATGATTGTATATTGACCAGACTATAGGTTTGTCTGCAACGTAAGCACCAAGCTGCTTGAATACTTCGAGAGAGTTTGCAATCTCGTGGTGTGGTGTTCCGTATATCATGTAGACTTCAATTTTTGATATAAGAACTGCCATTCTTGCAATAATCTCAGCGAATGCAGAGTTGTTTACTACGGCACAATCCCAGAAATCTCCAGTGATGAGAACAGCGTCAAAATTCTCTTTATCAACGTCTTCAATCATTGTGTCGATAAGTCTGATAACATCTTTTGCACGAGATTTCTTTGCGTGTATATCTGCAGTATGTAATAATTTAATCATACAAAATTACCTCCTCTAAATACTTCTAAATCCACCTAAATCAACATCGAAGTCTGGAATAGGATTATCTGCTGAATACCACAGATGTAAGCAATGTTCTGCGATATTTACATAATGTTTTTCATCCGGGAATACCATAATCGACTTCTTGTCTGTTCCGATAAAATCCTTGCGGACAAGCTGAATGTCTTTGTAATCTGGAATGCGACTCTTTCTGCTGAATGAAACGTGCAGCCATTCAATGCCGTTATATTTCATTGGAGAACATATAACGTGGATGCCATTGAAATCGTAAGAACGGATATAATCATCAGCGTCTTTTGAAATGATGTTGTAGATACTTACCTTTGTAGGTTTCCAGTAGTTAGGCACATCTGGAAAGAACTGTGCTTCAGATATTTTTACATTGGTAATATCTGCATCTCTTTCAAATGAGTAATCACCTTTGATACCCATTTTCTTACGCATAAGTTCAATGCCAATTTCTTCTTGTTCTTTAGTTAATTGTTTCATTAATCCCTGTCTCCTGCATCTTCTCGTCCATCGGCAATAGCATCCAGTTCACACTGTTGCAGCCATTTACGATGAGCTTCTGCTTTGTTCTTGTTGATGTAATCAGAGATGTTATCTCCATCTTTGAACTGAACGCCGGTCATATCTTCAATGAAGTTGATGTAGTCTCGCTGCTTAGGAGTCATCTTTACTTCACGAACAACGATCTTGCGGCGAAGTTCTTTAAGACAGTCGTTACACAACGTAATAACCATACTGTGAGAGGATTCTTCAGCATTGATGATGATGTCATAAAGATTACTGTTAGCAGCATTATTTTTATGACAGGCATTACAAATTATTGATTCTCGTTTGTGTTCAATAAGTTTTACTTCAATCATTCATTTACCTCTTTCTTTTATCTCCTTAATACATATTTAAAGCATTACTTGCGTGTAACATTTCCAGGTTATATTCACGCTCTTCTTCTTCAGAGCGATAACCGTTAGGTTTACCGTCACATAACTTACACCATTCGCAGATGTCTTTAGGTTGACGGATAATGCAAGTACAGCACCAGTTAGGATATTTATTCATATCAGCCATTACTCAATCTCCAAACCAAGCAACTCTTTCATTTCACAAAGAGTTTTAGTTTTAATGTTTATAAAATCTTTCTGATAACAGTGAAACTCTCCATTTTCAAAATAAACAGAAAGTGTACTCTGCCTACCGTCAATCAGTACGTTGTATAATGAAGCACTGATTTGTTCTAAAGTAATTCTTTTACTCATAAGACCTCCCTATGCAGTCATTTCTTTTAAGATTTGGCCAAATAATGCTTTTGCAAAATTCGGTGGTACGGCGTTACCAATCTGTTTTACTACTTCAACCTTTGTTCCGGTGAACTTGTAATCAGAAGGAAATCCTGTTGCTGCGGCAAGTTCTTTTGGCTGTAACATTCTGAAACCCAATTCGATTCCGTCTGTAACACCGCAGATAGCAAATCTATCTTTTGTAGTAACGGTTGGAAGAGGTACTCCAATTGGATGTGCAAAGCCGTTTCCGTAATACTCAGTGATGAATGGCTGAACCAAACAATGCTCTTGCTTTGTGCAGATTGTTGATAATGGCTGATCAAGAGTTCTATTTCTCTGTTTTGCAGATGTCTGACCAATTGCAGAAATAAAAGGTTGAATAAGCATGTGGTGAGCACCAGAACAAGAGATTGTTGAGAGAGGTTTATCAATAGATTCTGCAGTAGAGTTTCCATATAATCTTGCGATAAATGGTTCTGCATAGTCGCCCCAGAACTCTCTGATACCGTATTCAATACGTTTTAAAGTAGCATCAGCCAAAGGCTTCTTTCTGTCTTTTATAAGCTGACACGGAATTGACCAATCAATAATCTCGCTTGCTGAATGCCATTTAGGAAGAAACATATCTCCACCCTTTACATTCGTCATACGAGGCCAGATAATCCTTTTTCCACAATCTTTTCTTACAGCTTGTATAAACAATCTTCTACGAGATGTAGGAGCACCGTAATCTGCTGCACATAAGATTCTGTAAGAAACTGTATAATTAAGAGACTGAAGAGCTTTGATAAAGACATTGAACGTCTTTCCCTTTTCAGACTGGATTACCTTACCGTCTGTAGTAAGAGGACCCCAAGACTGAAACTCTGGAACGTTTTCAATAATTACTCTTTTAGGACGTATTGTTTCAACAAATCTAAGAACTTCCCAAGCAGGTGCTCTCATCTGTTCATTACGAGGCTTTCCACCTCTGGCGAGAGAGAAGTGCTGACATCCAGGACTAGCCCATAATAAGTCTGTGTCTATTGCAGCCTTTAATGTTTCTGGTTTTATAGTCTGTACATCTTCGATTCTGTGTTCAGCAAAAGGGTAGTTAGCAGAATGAGTCTCTATAGCTCTTTCCCAATGATTAATTGCTGACATATTCACATCGAAGTTATATTCATGTGCAGCCTGAATAAGACCAGTAGATTCACCGCCGCCTCCACAGAACATGTCGACTATATTTAATTTGTTATTCATTTTCCTTTAGCCTCCTTTTTCTTTAATTTCTTTTGTTCACGATCATTCCACCATTTTTTTTACTGGCGTGTTTATTATCTTTTCTATAGACCACCCATTATTAACTCTATTGATAAGAGTGTCATAATTAATGTTAAGTTCTATAGCTAAATCTTTGATGGACATTTGTTTTCCTTTGTATTCAACAAACCTTGTTGAACTTCTGTTTATTGCTTGTTGTTTCCAAGTAGCCCAACAACAATTTTCAGGACAGTAATTGCCGTTATAATCTTTTCTCTCAATTGTAAGTGAGTCGTTGTAACCATTATTGATTGCCCATTCATAAAAACAGATAAAATTGTCTTTCCATTCATCACATACTGTAATACCTCTTCCACCATATCTGTTATAATGGTTGCTTTTTGGATTGTAACAACGATACTTCATTGCACTCCATATTCGATATAATCTTGTTGATTCAGAACCTTTCTTACTAAAACCATGTTTTAAGCGTGTTTGGCTTGTTCTTTCTCTTTGATAGCAACCACAAGAACGTGTTTTTCCAGAAGTAAGACTAGCCGGTATTACTTCAACGTAATTACCACAGCTACATCTACACTTCCAATACAAAACTCCATTTTTGTGTATACAAGATATTGCTGTTAATCTGCCAAATGTCTGGTTTTGCAGTTTTTTGGAATTAGTTTCAAAAACTCTTTCGTTTCTATAGCAACCACAACTCAAAACCTTATTTCCTTGTAAATTTGAAGTAGTTACAACAGTTGTTTTTCCGCAATCACAAATACAATTCCATAAATAAGATTTGCGTCCTTTTTCTGAAACTCGTATACCTGCGTCTGAAATTACTGTTAGTCTTCCGAAACGCTGTCCTATCAAATTTAGTTTTTTACTTGACATTTACGCTCCTTCTTTTTTTGCTTTTTCAACTCTCTTTGTCTCCAAAAAGGAGAACTTTCAATCTTATCGAGACATTTGCACTGTTTTCCCAAACAACCTTTTCTTATTATTTGTTTTGGTGTTAGGTGACAGTGATGGAACTTGCACCAAGCGGCACAATGTCCATAAGTAGTTTCACTTCCGTACAGGACGGCAACAATATCATCTGGATTCTTTGCCATTGTGTACCTCAAATAAAAAAGGAGAGCCAGTATGTTGAGGGTGTACAAATAAGTTTGGGTTATTTGTGATGGATTTACTGACTCTCCCAGAATTTACGCTGATTTCTGTTCTGCTTTACCTTTAGCCCAAGAGAGAATGGTTTCAAGATAAGCTATGTTACCCTGTGTAACTGCCTCATCAATCTTGGTCCACTTATCTTTTGGAATAACATCTTCGTAGTCGAGAAGACTTGATTTCATATCTTCTGCTTTCTTGATATCTTCTGCAGAAGGAGCAGGTCGTTCTTCTGTGATTGGTTTATCTTCTTTAGTTGAATGTGTTTTTGAAGATGATTTATCATCAGGCTTTCCAGAACCGCCGGGTAATGCCCATGCAGGTAGTTCTGGTGGATTCCACTTGAAGTATTTTTTTTCTTTTGTACAACCAGTCAGTTTTCCGTTTTCACAGACATTAGCCCAACCTTCCTCAAGGTTATAAAGATAACGGCCAATTCCAAAATGAACTGCAGCACGTTTTATTGCACCAGAAATACCACCTTTTACAGGTTCAATATCAGTTGCATCTGCTCCGTCTGTACGAGAAATCCACTCATAAGTGCCATCTTCATGTTTAACACGAATAGAAAGGGTACATAGATATGTATCGCCTGTCTTTTCGATTGAGGTTTTCCAGTTATCTGGTCCACAAACTTCATCAAGTCTATCCTGTACAGCACGAGAAGTGATGTACGCCAATGCCTTTCCCCAGAACTTACCGTTCTTTTCACCGCAAGTCTGCAAACGCCATTCGATATCCTTTGCAGGAAAAGGTTCTTTTAATTTACTTAAATCCATAATTACCTCCTATTTGTTTCTAGGAACTCTACGTTCCTCAATGAACTCGTAAATCTCACTTAGTTTGTAAAGAACACCTGATGACCCAGTGCGGCTTGCTCGATAATACGGCAAGCTCGCCGGTATTTCCTTTACAGAACAGTGCAAGATTTCTGCACATCTTTTTTCATCAACGAACGTCTTACCTTCAAGAGTTCGTTTTAAGATTTCTTTTAAGTTTTGAAGCTCCTCTTGTATCACAGAATAACTTCTGTCAAAGGCAAGAGTGATATCTTCTTCATCCGGGTAAATTACACCGAAATCTACACCCATAGGTTTAATACCTCCTTGAGAATAAATAGTAATGTGATTGATTAAACGGTTTGTGTTAGTTGTATACAAACCGATTGGTTAAAAAGAAAAGCACCTGAGAGTGGGTCTCAGGTGCTAAGGTGGAAAAGAAAGAGTAGTGGGGTTATTTGAACTCTTTCCAGGAATCTACGTCAGTAAATTCTTTTACATTCTTTTTTATATTATGTGCTGTGTATAAAGCTCCACCGATTGCAGCAGATTTTCCGTATTTTTCGTTGTTTTCTTCTTTCGTAAAGCGTTCTGTATCAACCATGTCCATTTGATAACCAGTATCAACATTTATATGACTTGTGTGTATGGAATTGATGATTCCGGCAACAGTGGTAGCAATAAGCAAAAACATCCATGACATAAAAGTATTAAAGCTCGATTTATTACTAAAGAATAGTATTCCTAACCCTATTAGTAAAACTGATATTGGTGGAAGCCAAGCAAAGATGTTGCGTTTGAAACACAGATCATCATAAGTTGTGTACGTTCCATAATAATCTCCCTGATTAGCAATAACAATGTTAAAAATAACAGAATAGATTATTGTGAGAATCAGACCTATTTTAAACATAAGCACCTCCTACGATACTTTGACAATAGAAAAGCTGTTGAAATAATCAATAGCTTTTCTACAATCTTCTTTTGTATCATATTGTTTGAAGAACCTGTTCTCAACAAATGCACAATCATCAGTATCATATACAAAGTATTTTGATACACAATATTGCTGTCCTTCACGTTCTTCCAGAATTAATCTTTCTTTTGGAACTAACATATAAAACCTCCTACAGTTTATTCATTTCCATAAGTAACTTTCTCAGACCGTTTGTAGATATTTTTGATAAGTCTATTTTATCTACAAGTCTCAAATACACTTCTATAATTAAATCGTCTCTGGAAAGTTTTAATATCTCTTCTTTAGTCATATATAAATTATATACCCATATACACCTCTAAACAACCTTTAATATAGAAGAAAAAAGCGTGGAATTAACCACGCTTATCCAATTAAGCTGCAGAACCTGCTTCTGGAATACCTTTTTCTTTCAGCAGATTGCGGACCATATCAATGGCCTTGCTCATTTCCTCAACACTTTTTTCAGGTGTATCGTATTCTGTAGTAATGTCATACTGACCCATTCCTTTTGCACTAAGGCTGATATTAATTCTAGTCCTTGTGTTTGTTTCATGCTGTTCTTCGTCCATAGCATCCTCCATTATTATTTTCAATAAGTTTATCAACATCAGTTCTGAGAGATTTTACTTCACCTCTTAGAAGCTCTAATGTTTCTAAAATGACAGTAAGTGTTTTTACATTTCTGTCATCATTGCCAAGTAATTCACGATATTTATTGTGAATCTCTTCACGAAGTTCTTTGATTTCTTCGTTCATATTTACCCCCTTATAAACCAGGCTAAGATAAAAATTCCATAACCAATAATCACACAACCGATGATTAAAAGTTCTTGTCTGTGCTCTTTAAGCCAGCTTTGCTTCCGGTAGATGTTGCCGTGTTTCTCTACTTTCATTTATTGCCTCCCCAAGCATTGATAACGTATTGGATAAATCCAGTACGGCTTTTTCGAAATCTGAAGTCTCATACCACCCTTTGTTTACGAGATCATTCAGATTATCCAAGTTCTTCTTTGCAATCTGTTTGAATAAAAGTTCATTCATACTGACTCCATTGTAAGTTGACGAGAAGATAAAAATGTAGTTGATGTCTACAAACCGATTTGTTCAACCAAGAAGTAGGTGTAGTTACCTTTGAATACAACCTTGCCTTTTGCAGAGAATGGTTTGGTTGTATCTACCTGGTTGCATAAAGAGTGAGGAACCACGCAATCAATGTGTACTTTAGTAGAGTAGGCTGGGTTAGATACCGTGCCTTTCATGTAAAGTTTTGTAAAACTGTCTGTCTCACTAGATGATATTACTTCACCATTAATAGTCCACTGCTGCATAGATTTCATTAAGTTCCCCAATAAAAAAGCACTGCCATTCTGACAGTGCTTAGATGTTCTCATAGATAAACTCATAGATTAACTCTTCTTTTTGCGGGCCTGTAACATTGCATCAGCCATTTTGTAAGAAGCGGCTGCTATTCTTTCAGTCCAGAAGTCCCTATCCTTTTCATCATTGCGAAGAATGTCATCAACTGCAGTTCTCATATGGTCATTCAAAATGCCATTCATTGCATTCATAGCGAACATGTCTCGCAATGTTATTTCCGGCATTTTGCGGTTGATTTCATTGATTGAATCTAAAGCGTGATATACACATACTTCCATAGTTACACCTCCTCAATACTGTCTTCTGGAATATAAGAGTCTTCAGTAAGCGTTCCATCTTTGATAAAACGTTCTGCAAATTCTTTGTTGATTTCGTATTCGTTATTTGAGATATGTTCACCGTCAAAATAACTTCCAGCTTCTTTAAGTATCTGATTTGCTTCTTTATCAGATACAACCAATTCAATTCCAATTCGGGCAAATATCTTTTTCATTAACTAATTCTCCAAAATGCGAGTTGATTTTCAAAAACAGCCTGTTCAAGAATGTGCTGACTTTCTTCTGATGTATATTCAGAATCAAGCCATTTGTGTAAATCATTCCAAGACCACTCTGGATACTTCTGCAATGTTTCAAGAATCCAATCGGTAGGAACGGCAAAGGTTACTTCTGTTTCTCCTTCGTCACTTTCAAAAACACAAGTAAGGTTTACAAGCAATCTGTGGTTTCCATAATCATACTTTTCATTTGAACCATTAAGTAAGTTCAAAACTTCTTCTCTCGTCATATCTAACTCCTTAATTCTTCCCAGCGTTTAGAGAAGTCAATTTTCACAACTGACTTCACTTCACCTTCAATTGCAGCAAGAGTATCTTTAAACTCTTCGACATCAGGACCTTCCAGAGTGCTGAGTTCAACAGTATCGTCATCTTCGCTACACCAAACTGAATACACCGTAGAGTCTTTTGTGTTCGGGTCCAGATATTCCTCTGGATCAAGAACCATTTCTGCAATGTTGTTTACGAATCCCAAAAGGTACTGAACCTTTTCATAATCATCATCACTAATTTGTTTCATATTAAACCTCATCTGCAAAATCAACTGTTATTTCATGTCCGTCATAACGCTGTGACGGTACAAGCTCATCTGATTCAATTTGTTCTTTTACGATTTCCATTGCATCTTCTTCTGATTCAGCTTTTACTTCTACTTGACCAGTAAAAATTTCTGTGTAAGTGACCATAAACGTTTTCATATAAACCTCCTATATCCAATCAATGATTGGTTTTTCTTTATTACCTTTTTCCCAGATAAACCAGGCATAACAAACAGCAGAACTTTTCTTAAATTCCTCTTCATCTCCGTTTAATGCACAGTTGATACGCTTTGTGAAGACATAGATTTTATGAGGTGGATTGTTCTGAAAGAGTTTTCGTCTTTTTTCACCTTCGAGAAAAGTGAGCTTTAAGAACATTGCAATCTTGTGGCCCTCAGCAGTTACATCAAGAGCGTGTTCAACAAACTCAGCAGCAAACTTGTAAGGCGGATTTGTAACAATATCACCATTCCAAATTTCTTTACGCTCGAAAAAGTCTTCTGCATTGTGTTGACCTTTGTATCCACGATTTACGATATCAACGCTTTCAACGTCATAACCATTTGTTTCAAGAACGTTTGATATATGACCACCGCCACACGCAGGTTCAAGAACTTTCTTTGAGAATGTTTCTCGTTTAAGAAGTGCTTCGACTGCTTTCGGGTCTGTTGCATAGTAGTCATATATTCCACGTTCACGCTCACTGTGATTACTGTCACCATTGGTAACAAAACTGGCTTTCTTATTACCACTCCAATCATTACTTGTATTTATTTCTGACATATCCATCTCCTAGTGCTGTTTGAAAATTACCTGCTGACCTTTCTTTAAGTTCCAGCAACCAATACCGTTTTGACAGCAAGTGTAGCAATTTCCACCGCAATACTGTGCACCATCTTTTGCAGTTGTATATCCGTCTTTGAAAAGAACATGAGCTTCCGGAAGATCGTGAGGATTGTCAATTTCAAGTCCTCTCCAGCCGCTGAAGATTACATGCAGATTTTTTGGAAGTCTGTGATGTTCAAGATATTTATTTACGATTGAAAACTTTTTAGTGAAGCAAAGTATTTCACAATGCTTGTTATTCTTTGCAGTCTTGACCATATTCTCGAAGTAGTCTTCATCATAGATGTCACCACTTACTCCGAAGCGGAAGAAGCGAGTTACGGCAACTGCAGCATTGACCTCCCTCCAGAATTTATCTGGGTCAGATTTGAGAATGTCGAGGTTACGCTGATAAGCTGCACCAACTGTCTTTCGTAATCTAGCAATCTTTGCGGCGTAACACTTTTGACCACAACACTTACATGCTTCCGGTGAACAAGTGATAAGGGCAGGAAGAGAAACTGAAGGGATTGCACCCATCTTAACGTTTCCCTTTGAAATTGAAACGGTCTGTTCCATTGTGAGAATCTCCTTAATGTCATTGATTTTTTTGACGTAAAGAGATACCCTAGAACTTGCTTAGGGTGTGAAGAGTATCTCTTTACATTCGCCCACTGAGAAATCAGTGGGTCTTTTTATTCGCAGCTGATTACTTCATCAGTTTCAACAGTCTGCCATTCGTGAATAGAAAGCCATTCACTTTCATCTGACATTTCATGTTTTTTAATCAACTTATCAATATCAGTTTCTTTTGTTTTATGAATACGCTGAAGAAGTTTTACAGTCTCTTCTAATGAAGCTTCATATTCTCCTTCGACATCTTCAAACTCGTCTGGCTGTGTATCAACAATATCTATGTAATACTTTCCGATTACATCAGGATCATTTGTTTGATAAAGTTCATTACCACTTTCTTCTGCGGTGTAGTAAATGTCTGCTTCTGGCAAATACCTTTCACACAGGAGTTTCCACATTTCGAGCATTGGACCCCATGCTGTTTCAGTATTAATGTTGATATTAGAATCAAATAGTTCGAACGACTGTAATGAACCACGACAACAGATATTAGGAATGAAGCCTTCAATTCCGTCTTTTCTTTTTCCCCATTTAGCAAGACCAGAATTTCCAACAATGTTTCCAAGCCAACCAAGTGAATATTTGTCATAGTCATTTGGTAAATATGGTTTCTTTCTCCATTCTTCAACCTTGTCAAAGAAATCCTTAAGTTTGTCTTTATCATTGTGATAAATCTGAATAGATGTATAGCACCAATTTGGCATTTTAAACCTCCTACGCCATAAAATTTCTGAACGGATCAAATGGCTCAATTACTTCTTCTTCTGAGTAAAGAATTACGTTTCCACCGACATCGACGCTTATGTCATAGATACGGAGAAACATATTTCCAAATTTTACTTGAACAGTACGATTCTTATTTGGTAATTCATCAACGTAATGCCGAAGTGTTTCTACAGATAATTGCTTTCCTTTTGGAACTAACATAGCTAACTCCTTAAAATTCCCAGTCGTAATATTTTCGCCATTGTCCAAGAGCGACAAAGCAGTTAGAACCTGTTTCTCGCCACTGACCATTCTTACGTTTGGTAATTTTCATTTCATCACCAATGAATTCGTTTTCGTGAATAAGCCAGTTTTGATGACCCATACCTCCTTCTTTCGTCTTGTCATGTTCTGTTTTATTTTCCTTAATCCACATGGTCTTACCACTTGCAGAAACCCTTACAACTTGACAAGGATTTGCGTCTGACCAAAGGTGCATTGTACACTTGTCGCCAACTTTAGGTTTGTCATTTGAACCTACGTTCATAAATTCTTCTAATCTCATAACTTACTCCTAAAACTCTATTCCGTGTGTATACTTCCACACATCCACACAATCCATTCCGCAAGGGTAATCATCTTCTTCTGCTTCGGGAACACCCCAAAAACTAGGTGATTCATCACACAAACAATCTTTGACTTTCGTTTCGATTTCTTCTGCTTCAATCAGTTCGCCATTATCGATGTAGTGTGCATTACTGATATTCACATCTGCAATATCTCCGTCACCATACAAATCAGCGTACAAGTCCATTTCAACATCTCTGTCGTTCCAAACAATGTTATATTTCCCTTCATACTCGTAAATCATATTTTCTCCTTAATAGTTCCACCAATAATCGTGTGGACCGATGAATTCTATTTCAACAGGCTCTGGCTCTGGCTCTTCAACTTTCCAACCATCACATTCGCAGAGATAATCATTAAGCTCATCTTTCAACTTTTCGGTAGGTTCAATTTCTGTTTCAGAACCGTCATCATGCATTTCGAACCATTTTGCGTCTAAGTCTACGATGTCAAAACTGTAGTCGGGTGGGTCAGGTCTGTACATACAACCAGAGTAGTAATAGGCTTCCGCTTTTGCAGAAACGTCTATTCTGTACCACTTTCCGTCAATCTCAAGTTCAAGGTCATCATTCTTGTAAACTTTTGTTGTATACTCTGTCATAGGCATACTCCTAATAAATTCTCCAACAAACAAGTTGTTTTTCTTCAACTGCTTTTTCCAAAAGCCACTGACTGTCTTCTGATGTGTACTCATTACAAAGCCAGTCTTTCAATTCAGTCCAATTCCATTCAGTGAACTTTTCAAGTTTCTGAAGAAGCCAAACAAAAGGAACTACAAATGTAACTTCCGTATCTCCTTCATCACATTCATATACACAAGTTAGGTCTACGAGAATTTCATGCTTGCTGTGGTCGTATTCTTTCTCAGAACCGTCAAGGTAATTTTCAATTTCATCTCGTGTCATTATCTTCCCCCTTCGTCATTTCTTGTTTCTTCAAGAAAAACTCTTATGTCATTGTTGAGTGAAGCAACTGTATTCACCTTTATAATACTGTTGTTCTCAACCCAATCGTTTAATGCTCTATGCAATTCGTCTAATTCATATTGAGATAGAACTAGAACTACATCATTTGCATACCATTCGTCACACTTTTCTGCAAAATAATCATCATATCTTGCGTCATCAATAAAACTAATTGCTTTCTGTATTTCCATAATTACTCCTTTATAAGTTCAAGTGCAGTATGCTTTGTATAATCAACACAGTATTTTTCAATTTCATCTATCAGAAAATCTCTTGCTTTCCCGATAATCTCAAGTTCGTCTTCAGTTCCTGCAAATGTTGCATTAAAGATTTCTAAGGTAACTTTCTTTTCGTTTGGATAATAATTCAGATAGGTTTCAACATAACTGTCATCTCTATCAAGTCGTTTATGAAAGGCTTTGACAGTTTTGAAATAGCCAAGTATTACAAACAGTCTGTCGTTACACCAAGTTTCAAAAGAAATGCCGTTGTCAAATATGATGTATTCACCGCCAAACTGCTTAAGACCTTTACACAATCTTTTGACAGACAGTTTTCTTACAGAACGATATTCGTTGTCTAACCACTCGTTATAACAAGCGGGTTTCATTCCTTGATTGAAGTGTTCAATATGCCACTCAATCAGATACTTTAAGTAAGGTAATTTCTTCATACATTTACTCCTTGTCAAATGTTTGACTAAAAAATACAGACGCTCACACTGAATGGCAGTATCTTTACAACTTCGATATAAGAAGCTGCTAATCCAGTATTGACTCTCTTTACTGGATCAGCAGCTTATCTATTAAAGGCTCAGTTCTTGCGTCCACGTTTCTGCTAAACAGATACTCATAACTCTCGACAGTAACTATATTCACTCGATTAATGGGCTGTGATGGCTGGTAGGTTAGGTTTACCAGCCATAACAGCACATCTATAAATTATGAGTTCCTTGTATCTGTAAATCTGTTTTGGAAATACTTATAACAAACGGCAGTTTCTTTAATGTTTTGATATATCCAGATCAGAATTCAGCGACTTATTAGGTGTCCTGAATTCAGATCTGGACTGTTAAAGGCTTGTTCCTTGTATTTCCGTTTCTGCACATACTCAAACGGTGTGGTCATAACTTTAATCTTTCGATTGAGAACGCCGAAATACGGTTCACTCGAATTCTGTTCTTAAGAATTCTATGAACCGTAGGACGGCGTTATCTTAAATACCGTTTCTTGTATGTTTAATTTGACTTGATGTATTCATTGTCTTTGGTCATAACTTTATCGCTTTGATTAAAGCCTCCTGTAGCAGGTATGATTTGATACCTGCTACAGGAGGATGCATAAATCAGACACCTTATACATTTGCTTTGACTAGCAATACACTCAACACTACGGTCAATAACTTTAAGCAATTGATTAAGAATCTGGAAGCTGCAGTATGAAACTTGATACTGCTGCTTCCAAGATTATTCATAAAGTAAGTGCCTTGTGTATTAATCTTTGACTAGATTGCGGGTACTAATATTTCAATTCAAACTTAGTTACCTTTACGGAAACTGTAAGAAGTGAAAGAAGAATATCCCAACGTCTTTCAGTAGGCTTGTATCCAACGATACGCTTAAAAGTGTCATCAACTCTCTTAAGACTCTCTTTCATGTCTTTACAATTTGGGAGAACCATGTTGTGAGTGTAAATAATGTTCTGAAGAGTGTAGAAAGCACCAGCCCCTTTGAAACAGTTCAACCAACGAACAGGAATGTAACTCTGCTTTGAGTAGAAACTCCAAGTCATTGATTTCACAACATCAAGAAGTTCAGAGTAAGAGTTTGTTTTGGAGACGTTTGTAATAAACGAAACTTCTTTTGCGTGTGTCCAATGGTTGTAATTGTTAAGGTCAACAAAGATTGCTTTCAAGTCTTCGAGAGTGAAGAAATCAAAACGTTTGTCTTTACCTTTAAGACCTTTCTTTTCAAGATGACAGAGAGTTTGAAGTTCTCTGATTGACTGATTGAGAACGTATTTTGTGCGGTAACGTCCACGAGCTGCTTTTGTCCAACCGTATGGAGAAGTAATCAATCTCCACGTTTGTGCGGTGATCCAACGTCTGAAGAGTTCGTTGTTCTTAATAAAACCACCATCCGAAATCTTTTCAAGGATAGGGTCGTCATCATCAAAGATTGCTTTTAAGTCTTCGGCAGAAAGTTTCTTCAACTTGTCTACATTAAGACCTACGCTTTTCATTACTTCAAGACGGTCACTAATGTTTGATGTTTTTGTAATGTTGTTGTTGTGAATTTCCTTTGCTACAAGAGTAGCAACTCCGTCATTCTCTGATACCACAGGTGTTGCAAAAGCACCGTTTGAAGTCAACATTTCTGTTCCGCAATTTGGACATACAACTTTCATTGCCATTTTAATCTCCTTAGTGGTTAGAACCACTTCTTAAATAATGTTAATTTTTTATCTTTTGGACTTTGCCAGTACCACTTATTTCCAAAATCCCACTTGTTATTGACAATCAAACCGAGTACGAATAATTCTAATCTTGCTCTTGCGATATAACGACTTTCGTTTTCTGCAAGCTGTTTTGTACTCAACTTTGACTCGTCATAAGCAAAGAAGTATTTTGAGTCTGCTTTGGCACTTGGCACTGAATACTTATAGTTTTCGAAATACTCCAACAACTTTTCTTCAATGTTGTCAGGCAGTTCAAAATCTATATCCACTAAAAAACCATTCAGTCTAACTTCTCTTTTCTCGAAGTTAATTCTGTATGGTTCACCGTCTTCGACTTTCTTAATGAACTCATCTGTTGTCATAGGCTACTCCATTAAGAAATGCTTTGTATGGTCAATTAGAAGAATGACGCTTATAGACCTATCTCCTATAACATACATAAGATACTTTTCTAAAAGCTCTTTTGCGTAAGCAAGTTCTTTTTTCAACTCTTCAACATCATCGCTCATAATGACCTCACAAGATTGTCAAACATATCTCTGTTACCTAATGCTTTCTTTGCAGCATAAAGTGAGAGATATCCGTCAAGTTCTTTTGGAGTTCGCTGTCGGTTTGTAGTTACGTTCTTACCCCTTCCACGAGTAACAACTCCATCTTTCTTTTCCAACTCAACACCAAGACCGCCTAAGTCAAATCGTTTAGTCTGACTTGCCCTTAAGCAATCCATAACGTAGGTATTGAGCGTCTGAATGTCTGTTAGATTATTGATGTAAGCAAGCACGCCTTTCGCCCAACAATACTGACCGTTATATAAGTAACGGTTTACTGAATGTACTGCCGACTTATAGGAGTTTGCTTTCTTACAACGAGAGAAGATTTCTTTCTGAAAGTTCTTCAGTCGTTTCTTTGAGAGAGAGATTTCAGTTCCCCTAATCATAAAGCCCAAGAACTTAAAGAACCTGTCTTTAGAGAGAACTTCAACCTTTTTGGGATTGAGAATAAGTTCTTTTTTCTTCAAACATTTTTCGAGAACAAATCGACCTTTTTCCCATTCGTTACCGATTATGAGAATGTCATCAGAGTATCGAACGTAGTAAACATCGAGTTGTTTGATTGCTTCGTCCATATCGTAAAGAACTGCATTAGCAAGAAATGAAGCAACTGCACAACCTTGTTTAAGAGATTGAAAGTGTTCGATTACGTTACCGTTTATGTCTTTACAACTGTTGTTTCTGTAATAACGTCTTAGAAGATTGATAACGCAAGATTTACCACAGATGTCTTCAACCTTATCGAATACTTCTTCAATAAATCGTAACGGAACACTGTCAAAATACTTTGACAAGTCTGCTTTAATACCAATTGTCTGTAAATTGCAATTGCTTATACAACTGACAACTTCACGAACAACCTTGCCACAAGATAAGTTTATCTGATACGCTTTAGAACGTTCAGAAATCAGAGTAGGGCAGAATTCGAAAAGCATATCATTGATGATTGAAAGAATTACTCTATCACGATATTCGTTGATGTAAACAATGCGAGTTCCGCCGTCATCTTTAGGAATAGCCTGTTGATGTGGCATTTCAATATCGTATAAATCATTCTTCAGTAAAATCACAAGTGCCTTTCTAAAATCTGGTGAGCATAACGTTTCAAGTTTTTCATGTGGCATATTTTTGTCTACCGCAACTTGAATAGCCTTTTCCCAACGTTCATACTTGAACATCTCTTCTAAGAGTTTGTCCATAAGTTCTCCTTGAAGTTCACGACTTCATAAATGTTTTAACCTTTACGAACAAGTTTTGTTCTGTTTTACCCTAACAAACCGATTTGTAACTGGCGAAAACTTATCTGCAATCATTTTCAAGTTCTCTTTCTTATTACCTGTTTCAGTGAAGTGAACTCGAATTTTGAAATGACCTTCAAAGCAAATGTTCTTATACTTGAAAGGTCTTGACTGAAACTTGTACCAAGTATCTCCATACATGAAGATTGATACTTCACAAGGAGAGTCGCCAAAGTCATCTTTAGCAACTCCACGAACGGTTACGTTGCCACCATTGGTTTCAAAATCCTTAAAGCGAACAACTTCACCGCTAAACTTAAAGTAGTTATCCATTCTGTACTCCTTAAAATAAAGAAGGCTCTCTTTTCGAGAGCCTTTCACGTTCAATGAAGCGTTTTCCAGCTTCAATCATTTTTGTCTTGTGTTCTTCGGGAATAGGTGCAATCCATATTTCCAAAGAGTAGCCTTTCCTTAGACAGACAAGCAAACACATCCATGCGATTGCGTAATTTCTTTTCATAACGTTCCTTTTACAACTTCTCCTATAAGCCAACGTAAATCATCATAATCGGGAAAATGTTCAAACTTATCACAACGGTGTGATATAATTTCTAATTGTTCTTTAGTCAAATTTACGTTTAGCTTCATATCACTGACAAGATAATCAATGTCTTCTTTAGTTACGCAGTTATAAGCAAGAACTTCGTTTATAACGCGAACATCACCGCTATCACCAACAACAATCAATTTCATAATCACACCAACCTTATTTCATCAAACTGTTTGATGATTTTCCAATCATCAAAAACATAGACACCGTTATCCCAATTGTTACAATCAAGGCGTTCAAGAATGTCTATACCGACAGACAATTCATATCCGCCGATTTCTTCACCGATAATCTGACAAAGCCTTGCCCAACCATAATTGTCATGTTCTGGACGTCTTACACCTTTGTCTTTTGCAAGGTCAAGAAACTCTTGAACGTCTTCTTGACTTCCATTCCAATGAACATAGATACCAATTGCATCTCTTTTGAAAGTTCCATCTTCATTCATAGCGTCTTTTGTTGTCATTACTGCACGATTACCCATTTTTATCTCCTTATAAGTTCTTTAATAGTTTGTTTGAAACCGTTGTGATATTCCCACAACTTACTTCTAGCCATTTCTTCTGTATCAACGTAAAACTTGATATAAGAACACTGAGAAGGTTTCCCAAAAACATAAGACCACGAACCGTCAAGCTCGTGGTCTATCCAACCGATAATTTTTCTACCGTCACGAATTACTTCCATGTTTTATATTCCCGAAAACTCAAAAGCCCATTCGTCGATTATATCTTCATCAAGTGATGATAAAGACCCAGCAAATTCTGACTTGATTTGTTCTGCAAGTCTTTTCTTTTCACGGTCATTTTCATCTGACCATTTATCAAGTTCTTCTTTCATAAAGCAATCCTTCGAAAACTGCGTCTTCAAACTGTCTGACATAACGAGTGTTCAAATCCCATGAACTGATAAACTTAAGGCTGCAAGAATTTTCATAGGCGTCTTGAATGTTTGCGATAGGGTAGATTGTATAACCATATCCTTCAGCTTCGTTTTTCTGTTCGTCAGACTCAATCAGATAGATTTTATGACAACCGTCATAAGCAAAATACTGAGCCTTAATTTCAATACCGTTTATTTTCATTTCAATCTCCCGATAACTTCTGCATAAGTTCCTGAAAACTGACACTTCATAACTGAAACATCAGACCACAAATCCTTTTCAGAATAAAAAAGGTTGTCCGAAACATAGACAACCTTATCAGTAAGCCAAGATTTTAAGATGTAACTCATTTTGATCTCCTTACATTCTGTCAAACAAGTCAGAAAGTTCTTCTGCGAGTTTGTCATAAGAGCAGTAATAGTTAGCACCACCACTGTAATCCTTTTCATTTTCTGCGGTTCTGAAAAGTACAGAGTCGTACCAATTCCAGTAACGTACATCACCCATGTGAACGTAAATGTACTTTCCGTCTTTTGAGAAGAAAGCCGACCATTCGAAGTAGTTAGGTGAGAAAGTAATCTCTGCACCAATCTTTTTAGCAAGAGCCTTAAATTCCTTTCTTGCAATTGGAATAAAGTATCCCTTGAAGAAGTTAGCATGAGTATAATCACCCCAATACTTTTCGGGTACATCACAACTTTCAAAATCATAGTCCTTAAAATCCTTTACTGTTTTCATTTTTGTCAAATCCATAATTATCTCCTTAATATGAAATAGTTGTAATGTCATCGTGATAACCCTTTAATTGTTCTACTGTTATACGGTAAGCGATACGACCATAAACAATAAGGATTTCACCTTTATTTGAATCCACGAATTGATCCTTCACTTTGTTTAAGTCTAATTGTGGATATTGTGAATTATGAAACAGAGTGTCATAAATACGTTCTACGAAAGTTGTCTTTCTTTTCATCGCAACTCCTTACAACAAAATGTCCATAAGATAATCGGGTTCAAGACCTAAGTCGTTCATAAGAGCGTCTTCAATGTCTTCCAAGTTACCACTCATAATTGAGTCTTCAATGTCTGCTCTGAAGTCATCAACTTCACGTTTTGCGTCTTCTTCAGACAATCCATCTCTACGCATTAAAACTTCTGTAATGCTATCCATAAAATCTCCTTGCCGATAACTCGGCTAATAAAAAAGACTAGGTTTTTACCTAGTCTTCAATTTCAATATCGAAAAACATTTCTTCAAGTTCTGGCATACTTTCCCAAGTATCCGTAACATCTACCCACTTAGAGTTCCAAAAATCATCTGCGTTTTCTTCTGTGTATCCGTATTCAAGAAACTCTTTTTTGACTTGTTCAAAAGTAACACCAATGTCATCTGCTACTTCCCATACGAAGTTCATAATTACTCCTTAAATCATACGGACACGGTTTTCCGTACAACGTTTATTAAACCGTTTACACTTGGTTACAACTGCATTGTCTTTTACAATGTCGTAATCAACTTTGTAAACATCCACACCTTTATGCCAATTCTTAGTACCGTAGTATCTATAATCGACAGTATCGCAATCGTAGAAGTAATAAGTAAAAACATCACCTTTCATTGTTGAGTCGAAAATTCCATAAGTACCTGCAATGTCACAACGCTTATCTTCTGGTGATGCTTTACAGAACCACATAACATGATTTTCGAGTTCTTCGCCCGATAAACCTTGATATTTCCATTCTTCAACTAGTGTGTGCATTCGCTACTCCTTAATTGCAGAGCGTGGAACGAAACATGCATTTTCATTCCAGTCCAAAGTAAGACGATTAAAGTGCATACAGATACCTGCGTAATCGTGAAGTAGTGTTTCATTGTCATTCAAAAGTAACTCGAAATTAAGCGGACAAATCTTGTTTACATTCTCAAAGTCCAACACAATCTGCCACTTCTCACGAGTTGCCATGTTCCATTTATCAAGATAATCGAGAACCTTATCTGCTATTTTCGAAATAGCCTTAAACTGTTCCTTACGTTCCATAGTTACTCCTTAAACCATACCACTTGTTACACCAACGCTTGAAAGTTTCGGGTGTACAAGGATTACCCCAATTACAACGCTGCTTTTCTGTAATTTGATTATCTCTTGTAAGACTGTCTATGTACATTTCCCAACACTCTTGCATAAACCAATAATCAGAAAATTGATTGTGAATATTTACAAAGTCTTCAACTGCTTTCTTAAAAGTCATTTACTACTCCTTGAATTTTCCGTCTATAAATCCAAGATTGCCTAAAACAACCTTGCCATTAGGTTTGTTAGTTTTGAAATATTCCCAATTATCGTGAAGGTCTTTAAGCTCACAATAATCGTGATGTGAGATTTTTCTAAAAGCACAAAGATTCCAAGCCAATACTAAAAAACCTTCTTTGTCGTTTTTGTCATAACATTCCTGAAGTGTCATAGGCTACTCCAAATTTAATTCTCTTCGAGAAATCAAACGCTTAGGTGCTGAATCTGCAATTCTGTATTCTGCGATGTCGTGTTTAACATCTGCATAGGAATATTCCTTTTTGTTATATTCTGACAAATCTTCCCAACCGTAACCGTTGTAATAGCCTTGAATTACCCAAAGATAATTGTACTTATTCTTACGCATAAACAACTCCTTAATAAGTACCATGCTCACGCTGATACTTGATATGTTCTTTAAGAGATAAAGGCTTGTAATACTTTTTAGCGTTCGGATTACATCTGTAAAACTTGACACGTTCGCCATCATTGGTGAAAAGACAATCAACAATCGAACCATTCGATAAAGCCTTAATTCGTTTTGCATTTTTCAAGTTTTCAGAATTGATTGAATAAGCCTGACATATATCGTCAAAGTGAATGTTAAGCCATGCAAGTCCAGCTTCATTTTCCGACTTATCTTCAGAAAAGAACGCTTTGTTATAGTATTCTTCCCATTTACCTTTTGGTTCTTTGTCTACAGACTGACTTTCGAAAACAACCGAAATACGACCCGACTTGAAACCGTCATAGCGTTTAGAAGTCCATTCATAAGTAAATCCGATAGCGTCCGCAAAAGCCTTGAGTTGATCTTCAGTGTCAAAAGATGCAATCGAATACTGCCATGACCATTCGCTTTCATCGGGATACCAAATAACATACTTCCAGACTGGTTCAATTTTAGGATTTCTTTGACAATCAAGCCAATTGCATTGATGATAACAAATCTGATTTCCTTTAAGCATAGACTACTCCTTTACTTCTGTAGGAACATAAGAAACATTGCCGAAAGGAATTAAGAGAGTAGGATTATAAATATCGCTTGTCTTACTCTCAAAAACCGCAACCGCAAAACCGTCTGTCGAAATTGCAATTCCACGAAATTCATAATCGGGAATATACTTGTAATGCCACTGAGAATTACAAACCCAAAGTGCAGCAAACGCACTACTTGATGTATAAGCAAATCCGAAAATATCTTCGACACTTCCATATTCAGTTCCGCAATCATATTCGAGATTGCGATACCACCATTCCTTAAAAGCATTTCTTGCTTTCTGTTCTTGGTTTTCAAAATCATTCCATTCTTTGAGAAGTTCCATAAATTACCCCCTTGTGTAAACTTCGTCATAATATTTGAGATAGTCTTCGAATTCAGAAGCCGATAAATGTTCTTTAGCAACTTCCTTATCGCCTAGATGTTTGAGAATATCTTCATCGCTTAATTCTGCGACGTCGCTATCACAAACAAAATTGTGCAATGCTTTATACATTTCATACCAAGTTCTAAGTTTATTTGCCAAATAAATACTGCGATAAAACTCTTTTGTGTTTTCGTCGAGTTTAATTGTGATAATTCTTTTAGCCATAAAATCTACCTACAAACCGAATTCTGCGAGAATAGAATTCAAAGAGTCAGACTCTCTAAACTTAACATCACTTTCTGAAATTCTTGTTTCAGAAACCAAACGATTAAAATCTTCTTTTGAGATATAAAGTGTAATCTCTTCACTAACTTTTACCTGTGGCATTTTTTACTCCTTGCGATTACAACCGCTATCCACTAATAAAAAAGGCGTCGACCTTAAAAGCCAACGCCTAACCAATACTAGCAAAATAGACCGCCTTTGCTTCGGCAGCCGAATCGTAAAACCACTGTTTCAACTTCTCACCACTAACAGAGTAGAGCGTGATAACAGAATCAACTAAACAGAAAACTACCTTTTCAATCTGACAACGATAAGCCATAAAAAGCCCCCTTTGCAAAAGCAAAACCACCAAACCGAAAACGGATTTTTCATTTTCTACAAACTTCCTAAAACTTCCAAACCGTCTAACAGTTTTTCAATCCACTTTTTACGCCGACCGTAAAAGTCATTAACGTAAAACTCACCGCCATGAACTAAAGCCGAATAAACCAACAGACCGCCGAAAAATCCTGCTAAGATCGCCGTAAAAGCAATTATGCTAAAAAGTAATTCCATGTTTTACCCCTTATCTTAATAACAGAGATTTTGACTTTCGAGATTGTACAGAGCCACGCAAAGCGTAGTCGTGCCACTTCTTTTTAGCGTCTTCCAATTGTGAAAGATTGCTATTCTTTAATTTCCAGTCTTTCACAAGTAAATCGAGTTTTTCTTTATTGCTCATAAAATACCCCCAACGGTAAAAAACCGTTTAATAAGATTTATTGAGTAACTTAAAAAAGCACTCAATAAAAAAGGCAAGTCCAGAAAATAGACTTGCCTTTAAAATTCAATGCTTTCGTGATTAACCGTTTAAGACAATTCGCTTGTTATCGCTACCGCCTTAAACGTTGCTTTTCCTAATATCTCCGTTGTGTTCTAAACTCCTATTGTATCGCATTTAATATGGTTGCCACGGAAAACCACCGCTTGAAATCGTATACCACTATTCGACATTTCAGACCATAATAAAATTAATTCGTGCGTAGTCGTCGAAAACGTTACGAAAGAATTTGGAAAACGTGCGGTTTAAATTTGTTTTGTTCCTACAGAAAAAACCGCTTAAACTGTCTAACGCTTTGCACGGATAATTATTGCCTTAAAGTCGAGGTTTGCAATAGCAACCGCTACTGTCAACTTTCAAGAGTGCGAATAACTTGTCGAGAACTAGGGCAAGCGTCGTGAAAATCTGAAAAGGGAATTAATCAGATAAGACAATAGCAAGGTAAAACCTATTGAAAAAAAACTGCGGTTATAATACCATATAGACTACAGTCTTAAAGACTGATTTTATCGGCTTTGTATAGTGTGTATAGTTTTAGCGGACAATTCACACTGTACAAAGTTTTCATTTTTTCGATGTAAAAGAACTTGAGTTATTATCGTTTTCAAAAATCGTTTTACTACTTCTAGATAAACAATCTGTAAAGACTACCTACCTAAAAATAATAGCGTATTAATAAAAATCAACTCATATACAACCACTATACAAAAATATAGTGGTTGCTATCAATTGACTTTTTAAGCGTGTTTTCTCTTGTCCGCTTTTGCGATTGCTTTTGAAGTCGCTTTGATTATGTCAATATTACAGATACTGTTAACAAGTTCGGGTATATCATCAGAACTAAGGATATTATCTGTTAATCCCGAATTGATTGTATCATTCAATTCAATAATAAGTTTACCGATTTTTTCAAGTAATTTTTCGCGACTGATTTTTACTTCTTTTTTCTCTGTTGGTAAAGAATAGAAGTTATCAAGATACTTGATACAATCAATAATAATTGTTCCGTCGTTATTAATTCTAACGATAGGGAAAAAGTCATTTTCCTTGCCATTCATACCATAGAAGTATTTGCAAGCGTTTGCTATTTCGGTAACACTTGGGAGAACTGTTGTTTTCTCTGTTGCCTTGCCATTTTCCCATTGTACAAACATAGCATTAAAACGCTTTATCCCGAACTGATAACCCATTGATAATTTACCACTTGCCACCAATTCACAGATACACTGATAAATAGAGAATTCTTTTTTATTCAATTCCCTAGATAACATAACACTTGAACTTTCAAGCAATTTTTCAATTGCTGAGTTTTCAACAAGTCCGTTTCGCATTGTTTCCATAGCCTTATTCATAAAAACCATCCCACTAGCATAATACTAGTTATATATAAAGATATTGTTTAAGATAGTAACACTATCTATTATTGATTATCGCATATTATAAAATAATTGCAAGTAATTTTTAATAAAAAATGCATTTTTTTTAAAGAAAATATATATAACTTTGTATAGTGGTTTTTTATTGGTATAATCAACCTATCAACCTACCCGCCTAGTAGGGTATGACGCCGCCGCACCCGCTGACTTGTCCTTATCCATTGGGGGCTGAATTTTTTCAAGGAAGGCTCATTTTGACACAATATAAGTGAGTAAAAATGACACAATATTATAAGAAGAAAATGGGAAAAAAACGTGTACTTTAGGGGTAAAAACAGGGTGTAAGTGGGAGAAAATGGCTGTTTTTAGGGTAAAAAGTGGGTCTTAGTGGGAGAAAAATATCGGTTTGAAGAGGGGTATCTGGGTATACGGCTGAGGGATCAGGTGCAGAATAGGCGGAGTATAAGTTTCCTAAGGTATACAAAATATAAAGTAGATGTTGACAATATATAATGTATATGAGATAATGAGATATGTTTAAGTATGAACCGTTAGCGAAGACATTAAAAGAAAGGGGGATGACTCTGAGTCAGCTTGCTGAGGAAGCTGGTATAAGGGGGAGTTATCTGGTATCTAGGATGAACGGCGGAGAATATGTACCGTCGGAGTATCTTGATAAGATATGTAATGTACTTAATGTATCTTTGGATAAGGTGGTAGTCTGGAAGAAAGGAGAACAGAGCAGTTCTGAGAGGGTAAGTCCTGACTGGGATAAGATTACTGCTTTACTGGGCGAGAGCGATATATCGCTTAACAAGTTGAGTGAGAAGTGCAGGTTGAGTAAGTGTGCTTTAAGTATTGCTCGTAAGAGAGGCGGGTCTTTGAAGAAGACTGTAGTGAATGATATTGCAAGGAACTTGGGCTGTAAGATTGAGGACTTGATATGATTAGTTATATGCCGATGATGAAGACTTTGGAGAGTAGAGAAATGCTGCTTTGTAATCTGGAAGATGAGCTTGGTTTGTCAAGGTCTTCTTTAAGACAGGTTATGAATCGGGGCGGATACCTTAATGTTTCTACACTGCTTAACATAGCTGCTTTATTGAAATGTGATATTAAAGATCTGGTTGAGTGGAAAGAAGGAGACGGCGTTGAAAACGGTACAAAGTATATAAACATAGACTGGCAGATTTTAAGTGAACTGTGCAAGAAGAATGGTACTTCATTGTCTGGATTGTCGGTTCAAATGGGTTTTACAAAAAATAAATTTACAATGGCAAAGAAAAGAGATGGTTCTATGTCTCCATCAGATGTAGAGAAAGTTAGTAAGATTCTAAGTGTTGAAAAAGGAGCTTTTGTGAAATGACAGTTTGTTATAATAAGCTGTGGCAGATGTGTGTTGAAAAAGGAATTAAACCGTCTTTCTTTTATTCTAGGAAAAAAGCTGGTCAGTTCTACCTTTCAGAAAGCACTCTTTATGAACTCCGTAAGAACAGCCCTGTCTCTATGAGAACCATTGATATTCTGTGTTCGTATTTTAAGTGCCAGCCATGTGATATTATGGAGTTCGTAAATGATTGATTCTAATCCGTTTCTCCGCTTACTTACAGAACGAGGCATCTCTGTGGACCAGATAATCAGCCTTTCTGGTCTGGACTATTTTGAAATCTTTTCATTTAAGAACGGTAAAAACATTACGCAGGAAAAACTTGACGTTCTGTGTAAAATATTAAACTGCCAGCCCTGCGATCTGATTGCCTTTCATAAATCAGATTCTACAGGACACTGGGAATGGGTTGAAGATTCTGAGAAGTAGGGTTATACTGAGTGTATGGTTACATTAAAACCATTATTCGGTTACCTCGCTTATCATAGAATCTCTCTTAAGGAACTGGCTGAGAAATCTGGTATTTCTTACCCGACTTTACTGGCTATGAGACGTGAGGACAGATTTACTATTAAGGCTCTGAATAAACTCTGCCTTACATTAAATCTGAATATTAAGGATGTTATAAGATACGAGGGTTAGTTATGAAAAAGGTTTTAATGTTACTGTTTTTATTATTAAGCGTTGCTGCTTTCGCTGATACTAAGAAATATGCAGTGGGAGATAAATGGTATGTTGTTTTCGATTTTGATAAACCAGATAATTTTAAGTTAGAAAAAACAGTTACAGTAAATTTTTATCAGAATGAATATCCAGAGTCGTGGAACTTTTTTAAGAAACAGTATTATTTTTTAAAATCTGTTTTACCCTGTGATAACGGATATGTAGCCGAGTTTAAAAATGAAAGCGATGGGAAAGGTGATGAGAAAAAAGTATTTTTATCAAAAGGACTAGTTTTTTACACTCGTGATTTAATCGAAACAGAGAAAAAAGACACTTTCATTGTTACTTTTTATAAATGTACTATCACAGAGATCTATCCCAATTACTTTATAGCTGAACGTTCTGAGATTGAAGATTAATCTACTTCCTCAAACACTTTTCTAGCCACAACACCACCACATATAAATCCAAATAAGAAAATTAAAATTCCAAAACAAATATATTCTGAACTCATTACTCTACCTTTTCAAAAACAAGATTATGAACAAAATAGACAATTTGTCTCTTATAAGCATTTCTGATAGAAAAATTCTTATCAGTATCACTCCAACATAGTCTTCCTGTCATGCCATTTCCTTCTGGTACAATAATCCGTATCATATCACCCTCACAACAAGGAGTTCCGTTCTTATCTTGGATGTAACCACCTCTGCAAAGATGTGATTCAATTTCTGGAAGAGAATTAAGAAACTCTGCGAAATCTTTGCAATTCTTTATTTCGATTTCTGAATTTTGTGCGGCAGGTGTATTTTTTCTGAAATTTGAATGTTCCACCATATTTTGCACTCTATAATCTGCAATCAGAGACATTGCCCATTTAATAAGTTCTTTAGTTTCTTCTTTCATAAGTCTTCTCCATTTTCCATTACCAATCCAATTGATTCATCAATATCAGAGAAGTCTTGAAAATACTGTTCTAATTCTTCATCTGACATTTCGTTGCCATGGTGACACTGTTCTTTTACTTCATTAGTCTTTAAATTTTGAGATGTCATCTGCCATTACTCCCATGCTTATAAGCAATAAAGTACAATAACCAATAATATCCGCTACATCATTTACACGAGGCTTTTCCTCTGTATTTGACATCACACGCCCCAGTTTATCATCCAAACGAATTAGAATAGAATTTGTACTATCTCCTTTGTAAAAAATCTTCTTAGGATTTATTGCTGAGTCTCCATATTTCTTATTCTTATAAAGAAGGAGATCTTTCATTGCATCCATAATATCTCTGATTTTTTGCTGAGTTGTAGGTTCTTCCTTTTTCATATCTAATTTCTCTTTTGATACTCCATTTAGATATGGACAGCCAAAACAATTAAAACTTTCGCCATTTTTTCCAACACCTTGACACCATGCTTTGATTGAAGGACACTTCATAGCACGAGTTTTGCCAGCAGTATCTTGAATCCATTGATGAAGATTATCTCTTCTTAATTCCCAACCTTCTTGAATAAAGTCTTTTGGAATTTCTTCATCATCAAAATCTTTGTATACTACTTTGTTTATATTTGAGAAAAATAAATTAGAATTAGTTTTCTTTTTATCCATTTACAAAAACCCCCTAATTAGCAATAAAATCTTCAAAATATGGAAGTGATTCAACCCACTTACAGAATTGATGCCACTCAACCAATTTATGATTCTTCCGCCATTTATACATATTTCGTAATGTAGCATAATCACAATCGTACATAGATGTATAACAATAACTTGAAGGTAGTAATTGTCTGATTTCACGAAAATATTCATAGTCTTTTGTATCAAGATACTTATCCCTTAGAGTATTTAACTTATCTAAGTCTTGTTCCCAATACCAACATTTTTCAAACAGTTCCCTATTATTTGATGTATTATTAACATCCCTTACTATTATTGATATTTGACTTCGTGAAAGCCCTGTATTTTTAGATATTTCTTCTTGCGAAAGTCCATTTTTATACAATTCTCTTACTCTTATTCTTTCAGGTGGTGTCATCTTGCTAGACATCTTCCAATTCTTGTATGACTTTTGTAAATCAAAACCTTTGTGATTATTCCATTCTCTTTTTATATTTTCTTCTAAATCTACCCATTCAAGATTTTCTACGCTGTTGTTACCTTTATTCATATCAAGATGATCAACAGTGCTTTTATGTTCTGGATTATCAATCCAGCAAGTTGCAACGAGTCTATGAACAACCCATTTTTCTCCGTTACGACCACCCATATTTAATTCGTAATATCCAGAACCAGTAAGGCTTGGTTGACATTCTCTTTCCTCAAAATGTCTTACTCTTCCAGTTACATCTGGTAAATCGTATTCACATGAGAATACACGACCGTTTTTGAAAACCTTGTATTTTCGACCATTTTCACAAGTGTAAATGCGAAATTCTTCTGTTTCATACGGATAAGTTAATTCATCATATTTTTTCTCTTTTATAGAAAGTACCTCTTTTATTTTTTCATCAACTTCAAAATCTTCAATTTCAAATCTTTTTGAAGTACCTTTATGCTGAAATGAAGAAGAATTTCTTGTAGTACCGACCTTGTATGTATCAAGTTCTGCCATAAAGTACATAGGGGCAGTTAAAGCGACATGAACGTGTATCATTCTTAGGAACTTAGAATTTGGCTGACTACCACCATTATTGTCTGCGGCTACAAGATTTTTGCATATACGCATATCATCTGAGCCAATTATGAAATTGTTATTTTCATAATAACTGTCACTTTTTTCTTTTGCTTCTTCAAAACTTTTGCACATTGGAAATCTAACACCAAGTACAGCAGGTTCAAAACCTTCCACTTTTGTATAAGTAAATCTCATTATTTTTCCTCTGCTAGTGGTTTTGTGTTTATAACGAAAAATGTTCCGCCATCAACTTCATTGTATGCCTGTATTTTATCAATTCGATAAACAGCGTCTAAAACACTGACAAAAACTTTACTTTCACTAAATCCTTCGTGGCATAAAGTTTGTGATTCGGTTGTAAGTTCCCTTAGTTTCACTTTTCGCTCCCACAGGTAAGAAGTTCAATACAATGTTCAAGATCGTGACGAATTATGTTCATATCGTCATCAACTGCTTTTCCAACCAACTTAGTTATAGTGATTAAAGATTCAAGAGCTTCTCCTTTTTCATCAACCTTTTTACAACTCCTTTCTAATTCTTCCTGTCTTTGCTTTAATCGCTCAACTGCTTCTGAGGCTTTTTGTAAGTCTGCTCTTATGTATCTGAGAATAAAATCAGCGTCTTTTTGTGTAAGTTCAATCATAATTCCGCATTTTATACCAAATAAGACAACAATTTAGTCAAGATATAGAACAAACTGGTTTGTACACCTGCTTTGTAAAAAAATCGCATTTTAATCAATTTTTTTTTCAGATTTATATTGCTCTTAGAACATTAAAGGCAGAATGTCTTTCCCTCAGACGAGGCGGTTCAATTATTTTTCATTTGCAGGAGCAAATATATGGACAATCCAAACACACAGACAGACGAACAGCGTTTAGCAGAGTTCAGTCAGAAATTAGATTCATTTAAACCAGAAGGGTTTGATGATGAAAAGTTTGCAGCACTCAAAGAGGCTGTAATTGGTTATCACAAGAATGATGTTCAGGGCTTGAAAATCAACAACGCCCAGATGAAAGAAGAAAAGCAGACACTTGCAGACAAGAATAAAAATCTTGAAAGTGCACTTGCTACTAAAACTTCTGAATTTGAAGAACTTCAGAAAAAATTGGCAGAAAGTCAGCCAGATGAGTTGCGTAAACATTACGAAAATCAACAGGCTCAACTGAATGATGTATTTGCTAAGAAAGAAAGTGATTATCAGACAAAAATCGCAACTCTTGAAAAGAAGAACGCTGAATACGAGCAGGGAATTCTTGAAAGAGATGTAATGGCTGAATTCAACAAATGTGCAGGTACAAAGAATTGGCTCGGCGGTGGTAGAGAACTTGCTGAGAAGTTTATTTGCGGAACACATGGTTCTAACTTCTCTCGTTTATCAATGGGTGACGGAACTTCCATTCTTGTAAATGAAGCAAAACAGGATATGGCACAGGCTCTTGAGAAGTTCTGTGAAACTGATGTTGGTAAAAATCTTCTTGCCTCTGGTTCGACAGGCGGAGGAGCAGACGGCTCCGCTTCTACAACTGGTACTGGTAAGAGATTAACTCAGGCTGAATACGATGCCCTGTCTCCTCAAGCCCAAATGGACTTCAGTATCGACGGAGGTCAGATTGTTTAGTCTGAAATAAACAATAGGAGAAATAATTATGCCTACAAGTAATTCAAATTTGGACAAAGTACGCCGTGACTTTATGCTCGGTTTGAGAGAAAGCGGATATTCACCATTCTGCTTTATTAATTCGGTAAACACAAATACAGGAGCTGAAGAGGCTGCTGTCGGAGACATCATCAAAGTACCTATCGGAAAGGCAGGTAAGATGATTGATACTCCAGTTGGATTCAATTTCCCTAACGAAGCTGGTTCTGATGTTGATTCCCTCAACATGGAACTTACTTACTCTAAGACAGTTCCTATCGACTGGAAGGGTGAAGACCAGAAAGCCGTTATGAACTCTGGTGCTTGGGGTACAGTAAAAGCACAGCAGTTCGCTGACGCTTTCAACCAGATTCGTGATGCAATTGAAGCATCTGTTGCTCTTGAAGCAGTTAAATCAGCTTCTCGTGCATACGGAACAGCAGGTACAGCACCATTTGCTGACGGAACAAAAATGGGTGATATGGCTCAGATGAAAGGTATCCTTGATTCTAACCAGTGTCCAAAAGTAGGACGTTCTATCGCTCTTTCTCCAGAAGCAGAAACAAGTCTTCTTACAAATCAGACTAACATGATCAAGGTAAATGAAGCAGGTTCTGAAGCAATGCTTCGTCAGGGTATCATCATGCCTACATATGGCTTCAATGTTCGTTCTTCAGCTCAGTTGGTTGAACACGAAAAAGGAGCAGGTACAAGCTATGTTACAAACCTTTCTGAATCACTTGCTGCTGGTGCTCGTGAAATTGCAGTTGATACAGGTTCTGGTTCAGTTCTCGCAGGTGATGTTGTTACATTCGCTGGCGATACAAACAAATACGTTGTTAACTCAAACAACGCAACAACAACTACAAGCGTTACAATCGGAGAGCCTGGTCTCAAGAAATCTCTTGCAGACGGCGTTGCAATGACAATCGGTAACAACTACATACCTTCTGTAGCTTACCACAAGTCAGCAATCGCACTTGCTATCCGTCCACCAAAAGCACCTGTTGAAGGTGACATGATGGAAAGAACTCTTGTAACAGACCCTTATTCTGGAATCACATTCGAAATTGCACTTGTTAAAGGACAGCGTGTAGTTCAGTATCAGGTTTCAGCAGTTTGGGGAGTTAAGGCAGTAAATCCTGCTTGGATTGCTCTCTTGCTCGGCTAAGAGTAACAAACCACTCTCTCATTCGGGGGAGTGGTTTATCTATAAAAGGAGACTATTATGGCACTCGTAAAAATGCTTCGTGACATTCCAGAAGTTGCTGGCGGAAAAACTGAGGCAATGATTCCAGAAGAGTCTGTAGCTGATGCTATGAAAAGAGGCTGGAAGAAGGCTGACGGTAAGGTTGAAAAAACTGAACCAAAGCCAGAAAAAACAGAACCAAAGCCAGAGCCAAAAAAGGAAGAGCCTAAAGTTGAACCAAAGGTTGAAGAACCTGTAAAAGAACCTGAATTCCCGACTTTTGAAAAAACAGAAGAGAAGAAAGGTAAAAAATAAGGAGTAACTTATGCCGTTAGGAACAACAACAACAGAACCGACAACTTCCATAACTCAGACAACTACTGAACAAACCGTTCAGACTGTTGAAACAGTAAGTGAAGAAAAGGAATTAAATATCCCAGATATTACTCTTGTAGTTGAGGACGGCACTGGTCTTCCAAATGCCAATTCGTATTGTAACCTTGATTTTGCAATTGAATACTGCACGATGAAGGGATATACGGATTGGCTTAAACTTTCTGACAGTGAACAGAAAGTCTTTATTATTCGTGGAACAGAGTTTGTAGACAACTTCTACAACTGGAAAGGAATCAGACACAAACAGTCACAGTCAATGTCATTTCCACGAGATGAAATTTATGATGATGACAAATATCCAGTAAATGGTATTTCAGAGAGATTGAAAAAGGCTTGTATTGAAGCTGCTTTCTTAAACTCATCCTCTGGAACAAGCACATTATTCTCAACAAAAGACGAGAACGGCGGAATTAAAAAACAGAAAGTAGATACTCTTGAAGTTGAATACTTTGGTAATCAGAAAAGCGGAGATTCTTCAAGTGTTGATTACACAACAATTTATGATGTTCTGAACAAATTACTCAAAGGACTTTATAAAACAAAAGACGAAAGCAGTCACGTTTGCACCAGAGCTATGTGGGGTTGGTAATGAACTATATCGCAATGAAACAGGTAGCAACTAATCTTCTCAAAGAATTCGGAAATGTAAAAAACTGTGTTTTATTACACAAAGAGAAAGGTACTGTTACTCGTTACAACGGTTTAGGCGTAAAACTCAATTATAGTTCTGAAGCAATCGGAAGTAACTCAAACATTATTAAGGCAGGTGACGCAAAGGTAATCTGTCAGTTTGATGTCATGCCAGTTGAAAATACAGATGTGATAGAAATAGAAGGAGAGAGATATAACATAATAGTTTCTGGAGACACAAGTCCAGACAGTATCACAAAAATTCTGTATACGCTGCAGGTAAGGAGGGCAAATGGCTAGTATCGTCATTCATACTCCTAAGAGAACTTGGAAGGTAAGAGAGAGAGGTGAACTTTCAAAGGTTTTTGAAAAAGAACTTGAGAAGAATGTTGCTAAAGCTGTTTTTCCGAAACTTATCGAAGGTGTCAGACTAACTATGAATGACAAGATATATCTTCTTGCTACTTTCTTTCAAAGAGTTGTGGCAAGAACTCCACTTGATGAAGATTATGCTTGGGAAGAAATTGATGAGTATGGACAAGTACATCATTACTTCCACAAGTCAGATGACAGTCAGTGTAAGTGGAGTTGGTATATGACTACTGGAAGAAAGAGACTTGAATACACGTCAGAAGACGAGAGTTTATTCAGAGTTGTAAGTGATGAAAGTGCCATTCAGAAGATTGCACAGGATATCCAGAACACTTTTAATTCCAGAAAAACTGGCAAACTTCCAGAGATATATAACGATAACGAACACTTTGACGTTCTTGAATACGGCGGTGGATGGGGCTGGGGAAATGGATCTCCAATAAAAGAAGTAAACGGACGAAAGCATGGTGTAGAAAGGATGCACTCTGCACAAGCTCCTGCTGGTATGTGGCGTATTACTTATGCTGAATACGAGAGGGCAAAACAGAATAAACGAGCAAAGACTAGTTTAATAGCTCGTTTTGGTGGAAAGAAACACGGAATGGTTTTAACACCAAGTGATAGAGATTTAGAGCAAATGGTAAAGCTCTTAAAAAAGAGACATATAAAATATGGCGATATAAGCAAATATTTGTAGAGGAGAAGAAAAAAATGGTCAATAACGAAGTAAACAAAACATTAATTTCTATCTTCGAATCTGCAACAATGGATGACGGTCATGGCGGAAAAGAATCTCTTTTTCTCCCAGACAAGTCTGATATTAACTATGAATTTGAAGAATTCCATAGACCAGACGCTCGTGTAACAGGATGTTGGTACGAGCTTCATTTCCTTCCTGCGACACCAGCAATGGCAGAGTTGGGGAAAAATGCAATGAATGAATGGACTGGAATCTTTCAAATAAATGTGTGCGTTCCAAAAAATATTAGGACCATAACTCCTAATCTTGGAGTGCAGGATTATGTAGATAATGCTTACGTTTCTATCGCAGAAGTGATGAAAAGAGGCGTTATAAAGAACAGGGTACATATCACAGGAGTCGGTAGAACGTCTGCAATCGACAACGACGATTACTATTCTGTTCCAATATCAGTTTCGTGGTATGCGAATCTGGCAAATTAAATAGGAGACGCAATATGATTGATAAGGACAATATACAGCACAACCTGAAAACTGGTGCAGACAGTGATATAATCTATATCAGAGAAGTCACTGATAAGAAATCAGCAGATTTCGGCAAGCTGAAAACCAAAGACGGTTTGTATAAGTTCCCAGTTCTTTCACGTTCTACTGGCAACAGTGTTTCTGGTACAACAGAAACAATCGAGTCAAACGAACTTCGTAAAGGACGAACAAAGTCTGCTCCTAGACGTGGTAATTCTTCTGCGGAAGGCTCTCACGATTTGGAGCTTTCTCCTACTACATTCGACGACCTTTTGGAAGCCGCATTGAGAGGAGAATGGAGACGTTGGGAATCTGATACAGACTCGCCGATTAATCTTGATAAAAATGCTTACAACGCAGGATTCTTCCTTACACGTTGTACAGACCCTTCAGAAAGTGAGTACAACCATGAAAAGAATTTCGGTTCACGCCGACTTCTTAATGATGGTCAGCTCGGTCATGAAGACGGTATGCTCAAAGTTCCTGCTGGTTGCGTAGTTCACGAACTCACCTGCGGAACAAAGGATATTAAATATTCTTTGCTCAAAAAGTTTGGTGGTGTTGAGAACGAAGACTTGTATCAGGAGTTTAAGCACATTGCCGTAAATACTTTGTCTCTTTCAGTTCAGATTGGTGCAATTGTTACAGGTTCTTTTGGACTTATGGGTAACAACAATCCAAAACTTATGACTGAAGATGTAGCTCGTGCAAACTTCGGTGGAGAAGATACAGACCGCTTTGTTGACGGTGTAACTACTGGTAACTCATTCATTGAGAACCTTCCAGTAAAATCAACCGACACAGATCAGTTTACTTCTCGTGAAGGTGACTTGTGGATTAACGGTAAGAACATTACTTTTGCAACAAACCTCACACTTGAGTTGAATAATGGTCTTGAAAAGAAATTTGCTATCTTTGTAAAAGATGCTATTTCTACTCAGCCACTTTCTCTCGAAGTTACTGGTGATTTGACAACATATCTCGTAGAAGGAGAATCTGACGAACTCTATAACTCTGGTATTGATGACGAAACAAACGAAATCATCTTCCAGTTCCAGAATAAAGAGAAAGACCCAGACTTCATCTACTTGTTCCAGATTTTTGAAACAAAAATCGGAGACCAGAACCTTTCTTCTTCTGGACCTGATACATTTGACCAGAGTGAACCTTACAGTTCATTTGGAGAACGTGCTTTGCGTATCTTCAGAGTTGCTCTTCCAAAAGTTCGTGATATCGAGTTTATTCCAGATGACACAACTTGGACAGATGCAGGTGAAATCGTTATCAGACCAAACATTGCTGTTGTTACTGCAGATGTTACTGACCTTTCAGTTCTTGATTCTCTCAAGAAAGAAAATGGAGAAACAATTGCAGAGCAGGTAATCACTGCATTTACAGTTGATGATGACGGACTTATCCATGTCAACGAATCTGCTTTCAGTGTAGTTACTGACGGAGTTCTCCGTGAAATCGAAGTAACTCTCAGCGGCGAAACAAAGAAGATGACTGTTGCTACTAAGGAAGTAACACCTCCTAACCCAGTAACAAATGTAAGCGTAACTGTAAAGGCTACTAAGGCTATGTTCACTTGGACAGACCCTGCTGATACAGACTTTGACCACGTTCTTATTGACGTACAGGATAACGAAGGAAAATCAGTTATCTCTGGAAGCGAAGAGAAAGGTGTTCAGGCTTACACAGCAACTGGTCTTACAAAAGGAAATACTTACGTTGCAGACTTCATTGCAGTTGACAAGAACGGTAACAAGTCTACAAAGGTTACAAAGACCTTCCAGACTTCTGGTATTGATCTTGGTTCTGTTACAGGACTTACAGCTTCAGCAACAGGACAGGAAATTACTGCTATCTGGACAGACCCAGTTTCTGACCTCGATGGTGTTCAGATTGAACTTTATAAAGGTGATGTTCTCGTTGAAAAGACAGACATTGCAAAAACTACAGAAACCTATACAAAGGCTTCACTTGATGCTTCAACTGAATACAAGATTATTGCAACACCGTACAAGACACTTACGGATGCAAAACTTCTTGGTAGGTCATCAGAAACTACTGCAACAACTGAAGCGTAGTTTTTAATCTAGTTTTTTTTCAAGGCTAGTATATAGTCAGTCGGACGTATGTCTGGCTGACTATTTTTTTTTTCCAGAGGAGAAAATTTATATGACAAAATCAATCAATATCGAGGACTTTTTCACAGAGGACAACGAGAAGGAAGGAATCTGGTTTGAACCTAAGATTAAGGGAGTTCCTTGTGGTATTGAGTTTCTTGTAACAGGTACAGGAACAGATGAGAACGTGGCTGCTTCAGAGCGTTATGAAAAGGCAATTTCTGAATCAGAGGAAATTAAAGACCCTATTGAGAGAGTAAAAAAGCAGAAGGAACTTGACGCAAATCGTGTTGCTGAGTTCGTAAAGGGTATCAGAGCCGCTGAAAACAGTGATGTAAAGTATCAGGGAAAAGCTCTTGAATATTCAGTTCCTTTAATCCAGAAACTTCTTTTGAAATCACCTCTGATTAAATTTGAAATTATAAAGTTTGCAAAGGACACTGCAAATTTTATCAAAAGGGAGAAGAACGCTTAAAAGAATCCGTAGAGCGTTATTTCTTCCTTTATCATCCTCACGCTGTAGAAAGAACGATTATTGAAAATGGTAAAAAGACAAAAAAAACAGAGTGGGTAAGAAACTGCGAAGTTCGTGATGAGTTCATCAAAACTCGTGGCGGTAAAGATAAAAAGAAAGGTGAAAAACTATTCTATGCACTAGGAGAAAAGGATGCAAAGTGGAAAAAACTTCGTGATATTCCTTGTCCTCCAGAATATGCATGGATATTTAAGCATTTTATGCAGATTTGGCAAGGATGTGAATATGACATGATGGGTAACGTTATATTCACATTCAGGACCATTAATGACTACGTAGAGTGCTATAAAGTTCCTCTTACAGTAGAGGATAAAAAATGTCTCTTTAAGATGAAAGCATGGGCGATGAATACGATTGCTGAGTTGAAAGAGAAGGAGTAATGTTATGAACGGTCAGGATACAGAACAATTCAACTTTGATATAAACGTAGAAAACAGTGATGTAAAAAACCTTGGGGTTGAGTTTAATAAGGTTGATGAGTACGTCCTGAGTATAGTAAATCATCTGACTCAAGTTGAAAATAAAATACTGAAGATTCAGAATGTTACTAAAAACACTACAAATAACATTACTCATAACAAAGGTACAAATTTCAACGGTCCGTCTAATGTTGTTCTCGGAACTAACGGAACTGCAGTATCAACTTCTTCTCCTAATTCGAATGCATATAAACAGGCAGTTCAAAATTTTCATGATTATCAAATACAAGAAACGGAATTATTAAAACAGCAGGTTGAAACTGAAAAAGAAATTACCAGATTAAAAAAAGAACTCGCAAATACTGTCAGACAGGATTCTGATGCCAGAGCCTTAAATGCAAAAACTAAAAATGATAAATATAAATCTCAGTGGTATCAGGACAGTATTGTAGCTGAAACTGGATATAAAAATGAAAAAACAAAATGGCTTGCTTATAGAAATGCAAATCCAGAAAAATTCTTAGCAGGTGGCTTAAACGCAAACTGGACTCATCAATTCTCAAAGTCTATTGACGAGATAGGTAATTCATTAAAAAAGACAAGTCCTGTCTTAGGTCGATTGTTAGGAGATGTTGCAAACATTGCTGCAAATTTTTTAAAATCTCCAGCAGCAGGTATTACAACTCTTCTTTCTAAATTTACAGATGCAGTAATAGATTTAGGAAAAGCGTGTGTACAGGCATATTCTGAAATAGAATCATTAAAGACTCAGCTTGGAGTTGTATTTTCAAATCAGTCTCAAGCTGATTCAATGTTCGGTCAGATTTCTCAGTATGCAGTGAAGTCTCCTTTTGGAGTTCAGCAGACATCTGAACTTGCAGTTCTCCTTAAACAGTCTGGTGTTTATGCTTCAGACCTTATGGATACTCTTAGAATGTTAGGAGATACAGCTGGCGGTAACATGGAGAAAATGAAGCGTATTGCAAACAACTACGCTCAGATCGTATCTATCGGTAAAGCCTCAATGCTTGATATGCGTCAGTTTGCTTATGCAGGTATTCCAATTTTTGAGGCAGTTTCAAAAGAACTTGGTGTATCTCAGCAGGAACTTCGTAAACTTATCTCTGACGGTAAGGTTACTTCTGACATTATTGAAAAAGTATTCAAAGACCTTACTGGCATAAACGGTATTTTTGAAAACGCTACAGAAAAAGGTGCAAAGACATTAAAGGCTCGTTTACAGAACTTACAGGATGCAAGACAGTTGGCTGCAGCATCTGGAGGTGAATGGTTAGTTCATTTTGGAGAAGGAACAGGAAACGATTCTATTGCAAATAAACTTGTAACTACAGCAGAGAATATTTATCAACTTCTCCAAGAAACTGTAAATACAGTAAATATAGAAAAATCTGTAAAAGTAATTGAAAGAAGAAATGACAGAATAACTCAGTTAGAAGACGAACTCAGATATTTAAGAGAAAACGGTGGAAAGAAATCTGAGATAAAAGAAGTTGAAAAATTGCTTGCAGAAGAAATGGCAAAAAGAGATATAGAGGCTGAAAGAGTTTCATATTACAACAGTTATCAGAGAAAGTATAACAGTTATGACAGGTGGCAGAAAGAGTTTAATAGTTACGAGGGTAAAAAAAGTGAACTGGATGCTTACTATAGAGAAATGGGCTATTCACCAAAATCAGAATATAGTCTTGAAGAATATCAATCATTCGCTGACATATTAGGATTTGATAATTTATCTAACGTAATTTCAGAACTCATAAAAGCAACTGAAGGACTTAAAAACATAACGGAAGAAGAGGTTAGGGCAAATCGAGAAACTAATCTTATAAATGCACAGCAACTTGCGTTTGATAAAGCCTCTAAAATTGCCGACAAAGAATTGTCATATAACTCTGCTTTTGAACAACTGTATAGCATCTACACTAATTCAGATGAATATAAAGAACAGAAACAGAAAGAAGAACTTGCATTATTAAAAGAAGCAAAAGCAGCTCTTATAGAATTGTCTAAGTTCGTAGATAAAGAAGGAAACTTTGATATTACTCAACTTTCTTATGGCAAATTCAGTGACCTTTATAATAATAAAGGTGCATTTAGTCCTGCAAGAAAATTACAGATTGTACAGGGTAATGCAGAAGCTACTGCAGAAAATAGAAAATTACTTACAAGTCAGTGGAATGATATGTCAGACAAGATCGCCATAGAACTTGGAAAGAAGAATAAAGAATTAATGGTAGGTTTCAGAGCTGCTCAACGAACAGAGAACAACTTGAACGGAACAGACAAAGAGTTCTTTGACAAGTTTGATACTAATCTTGAAGCACAATTAAACTTCCTTCAGCAACTTATAAATATTGAGAAAGAAAAAGGAAACGAGAAGGGTGAAGAGTATTATCAGGAAATGTACAACAACCTTCTTGCAAGTACATTTGGTTACACTCTTAACGATAAAGGTAAAAATGCAAATCCAGAAGATTTATTAAAAGGTGCTACTAAAGATTTCGTACCTCTATGGAAACGTATTCTTGCTCAATATACAGGTCTTTCTACACAAGGAATGACTGGAACTGTTCAGACCCTTACAAATTATCGTGATGACATGGCTATCCGAAATATGACTTCAAGCGTACTTTCTGCAACAATGAAGACTATGGGTGTAGATACAGCCATGAGTCTTATGAGAAGTGGAGAAGGAAAACAGTTACGAGGAGATACTGGCGGAACATTCCAGATCAACTGGAAAGAAACAAAAAAAGCAGTTCACGATTTTGCTCTTCAGTTATCTGCATCTACAGAAGTTGTAACTGCATACAAGAACGGTTTACAAGCAGAACTTGATACTTATGAACAGTTGATTGCTGCAGGATATACACAAGGTGAATCTCAAGATTTAAGTCAGCAGAAGTTAGTCTCATCTAAGAAAATGGCAGAACTCGCTCAAGACGCAGGTGAGCAGTTAGTAAATGCTTTTGGAGAAGTAATCGAAACTGAAAGTGGCAAGCGTTATAATACAAGTGAACTCAAAGTTGATGAAGAAGGAAATTTAATTGTCGCAAAAACTGGAGAAAAAATTGAAGAGCAGGTAAGACTTACTGGAAATCTTTTTGAGTTTATTAAGAAAGAGTTGCCAGAATTAAGAAAAGACATCCATGAAGCAACTTCTCAAGAGTTAATGGACAAAGAACTCGAAAAGTTATACAACGAAGTTAAAAACAGTTTTATGACAAATGCTCTTAGAGAAGAACTTGGATATAGCAGAGAATCTGAATACTTAATGAATAATCCAGATCTTATAAATTCTTACATTGACTCTGCTCTAACTAGAATAAAAGATACTAAAAAAGCAGAAGGTTTTGGAGAAACATACGATGGTCTACTTGATAAAGCAAATTCAGATATTATTATAACAGCATTAAAATTTAGAGAAGGAAAAACTGTCGAAGGGAATGTAGAACTTGGTTTATTAAGAGAAGCTGTACAAGAAGCCGCAAAGGATGTTGAACTCTTAATAAATGATAAAGGTTTCCTTACTCTTTCTGAATATCTTAAAAATAGAGAGCGTGATACTGAAGCAGAAAACGCCGTAAGAAAGATGGCTGACTCTTACACTCGTAGAGAAGCAGAGAGAAATATTCGTGAAGGTAAAAATCCTCTTAATCCGAATGAACCTTTAAGTGAAAGAGATAAACTGAAATATCAGCACGAATCTTTACGAGGTGGTTACGATTTAATTTTCAAGAACTACTTCGGGTTAGATAGAAAATCAGATAAAATAGACCGTTATGCAAGAATGGCTACAACGGCAAATCTTGAAGGTAAAGATGTAAATCCATTTGGTGTTAATGCTGATAACTTCCAGAATATGTCTGCAGAAGAGATTTATCAGAGTTTATCTGCTGTAGAACGTCAGACTCTTAACTGGAAAGCTGCTCTTGAAGATACTGGTGAAGTTATAAAAGACATGGGAGAAAACTTACTTGGTGTTCTTGGTGACTTCAGCCAGAAAGCATGGGTTACTCCTTTTGAAGAAATAGGTAAGGCTTTTGTAACAGGAGAAGACGCTGCTGAAGGTATCAGAGATGCTTATAAAAATCTTGGCGGAGAGTTACTTAAAGCCGCTGGTACAACTATGGTTCAAGCAGGTTTCTCTCTCGTATCTCGTGGTGCTGCCGATGACAATATAGGAATGATTGCTGGAGGTCTTGCTTTGGCTGCCGCTGGTGGTGTATCTACTGGAATCGGTTCTGCACTTACTTCTAACAAAGAAAGTAAAGATGAAAGCAAGGACCAGACTGCAAAACTTGAAAAACTCAAGGACGATCTTGTTACTTTACTGAAACAGGCAAGAGAGGACGCTATTTATTACGAAAATACATTACGCCACAAGAGTGCTATTTCAGCAAACGCCGAGTTTACGATGAAGAAAGTAAACGATGCTATCATTACTCCAAGCGGTGATGTTATTTCAACTCATCCAGAAGATTATCTGATTGCTACAAAGACTCCTCGTACTTTATTAGGTAATGGCGGTGGAACTCCAACAGTCAACTTCTCAGTTATTGATAAATCTACTGGAATAAAAGTGACACAGCAAAGAGCAAATTATAACAGTCAAAATAACACATTAGACTTTGAAGTAATGGTTGAAAGCAAGATAAAAGAAGTAATTGCTTCTGGAAAATCTGACGGAGCATTTAATGCCAGAGATGCAAGATTAAGAGGTCGAAATGTAATCGCATAATTGAGATTTAAGTTATTTTTTTTTGAATTATATACTCTCAATTATGAAATACATAGGGTTTGCCACAAATGTAAACAAGATAATTATAGACTCAACAAACGTTACTGTCGGAGAAGGGGCTGTAATTACTGATAACATTGAAAACTCTTCTTATAAAAGAACTCGGCTTACAAGTGCAAATCCTTCTGATAAATACAGCGTAACAATGAGTTTTAGTTTCTTGGAAGAAAGTAAAGATTCTAGTGGGCTTACAGAAATTGAACGTTTCTGGCGTTGGTACAAATGGGAACATTGTTACGGTGTAAATCCTTTTAAATTTCCTGCAATTTTAATCAACTCAAATCGAGATCAAGGTCACTCTGTAGAAGACAGATGGTATATTGCTCATCAAATGGGAGAGCAGTTTACAGAGGCTGATGTTCCAGATTTCGAATACTACAAGATAACATCTGCAGTTCAAGGACAGAAAAGCGGAACTGACTTACTTGTTAATATGACTTGGGAAACTGTAGCTACTGGAATAATTACTATTCCAGATGAAGTTTCTGAAATAGACCATATTGAAACAGACAATGGATATGTAGATGTAATTCTTACTGAAACTCCATCAACAGAACCAACACCTCTAACATGGGATGTATTTATCAATGGAACTCAAGAAACAATTACTAATTGTGTATTTGACGGAGATTTGGCAGCACGACTTTTCTTCCAGAAAAAAACTGCTGCAGGAGTATATGAAGTAAGCGTTGATAATTTTACAGGAAGTTTCTTAGTGGAGGATGTTTAATGAATAACAGAAATCTGAACTCTATAGCAGTTGAAGAAATCTGGAAAGAAAATACAGACGGTTATCTTCCAGTATTACTCGAAATATTTAACCCTGACATAAAGTGGAATGACAATTCCAACGAGCAGGAAAATATGTATTTAAGAGTAATTAATGATACTAATCCTGTTGTTTATAAAGGGAAGAAATATATTCCTTGTAGTTTTAATTTTGCTTTATCTGATGAAGACGGAAAAAAGATTAACAGTGCAACAATAACTCTTTCAACTTTAGATTCAAGAATAGTTCAAATGCTTAGGTCAATTGATGTTCTGTGTGAAGTAACAATCATGGCTATGTTTGCAAAAAAGACTATTGTTACTCAAAGCGGAACTCAGAGAAAGGTTATGAAATTCTTTCCTCTTGAACATTATAAAGGAAAATTACCTTCTGCTACTTATGATAATACAAAAGCAAGTTTGACTATTTCTTATAAAGATGTTCTTAGTCTTAATGTACCAAGAACAATTATGACAAAGAACCTTTTACCTTCGGTACTTGAAGAATGATAAATATAAACGATTTATTGAATGTCAGATTTTCAAATCACGGAAGGAATATAAAGGAAGGTTTTGACTGTTACGGTCTGGCAATAGAAGTGTCAAAAAGGTTTGGTCATAACCTTATAGATTTATGGTATTCAGAATCTACTTCAGAAATGTTCAGTCAGAAGGTTGATGAAGTTAGAAATAAACTTGGAGATTTAGTTTCTGAAACTAGAGAACAAGAAGAGGGTAATTTAATCATATTTTCTGATAACAAGGGAAATATGATTCATATAGGTGTAATTCTTGAGAAGGGAGTTTTTATTCATTCTTCAAGACTTAATGGAGTAAAGATAACTAAACTGGAAGATTACTTCTTAAAACAATGGAAGGTGTATAAATGGCAGAAGTAAAATTATTAAATAACATCTTATCAAATGAAGTACAAACTTTCTCTGTAGATAAAGGTCTTACTCTTAAAAAGATTATTGAAGTATATACTGACGGTGAAGTTTATTTTGATTTACTTATTGAATGTTACGATCTCGAAACTGGCGAAACCTTTTATGAGCCAGCCGAAAAGAATAATGAAACTAACAACGTTTTGGTTTTTGTAAACGGAGAAAATAAAGAACTTGATTACGAAGTAAAAGAATACGATAAGGTTGTAATTATTATCACACCTGCAGATGACGGAAATCAATCTGACGGCTGGAACTGGTGGGGTGCGTTAGCAGGTTTTAATGCTGGAACTATTTCTGGTATGCTTTACGGTCTTTCTGTTGGCGGTTCTTGGGGATTACTTGTTGGTGGAGCAATAGGTGGTATAATCGGATTTTTTGGTGGTGGACTTGCTATGGGGGCTATTTATGATAGACCACAGCAAGATGTTGGTTTAGAAGGTACTGGAGATGTTCTTACTGGTCAGAGTTTACCAGATGTCAGAGGTGCTTCGAATCAACCTTTACTTAATCAGCCGATTCCTCTTGTACTTGGAAAACATCTGACAGTTCCTTTTATTTCTGGTTCGCCGTGGAATGAAATCAGCGGAACTAGAGGTGAGACTAATTATATTCATTGTCAGTATTTAGTAGGTTATACTCCATTACGTCTTACTGATTTTAAGTTAGGCGAAATGATGCTCGCTCATAACCAGAAATGGAATGGTAACGAAAATCTTAAAAACATATATCATGGAGCAATACACGGAACTTCTTCAAGTTCTGGAAGCGGAGAAGATGACGGAGAAATTGTAAGCACATGGAAAGAAAATGATGTTACTCTTGAAATTCTTCAGCAGAGACAACCTTCTTCTCAGAGAACTATAAATCCGTATTATCAAAGTAACAT